ATGAAGAAGTATGTTGCAGAAATGGTGGGAACAATGGTTCTCGTCCTAATGGGATGCGGTAGTGCAATTTTTGCGGGTAGTGCTGCTGGTGCTGTAAGTGCCGGTGTGGGAACTCTTGGTGTCGCTTTGGCCTTCGGATTATCGGTTGTGGCCATGGCTTATGCCATCGGCAGTATATCGGGCTGCCATATCAATCCGGCCATAACCTTAGGAGTGTATTTGTCCGGACGAATGAGCGGCAGGGAAGCAGGAATGTACATGTTGTTCCAGGTAATCGGCGCAATCATCGGTTCTGCAATCCTGTTTCTGCTTGTATCCACCGGCTCACATAGTGGCCCGACGACTACAGGGGCAAACAGTTTTGGAGAAGGAATGATGTTGCAGGCACTCATTGCCGAGATTATTTTCACTTTCATTTTCGTGTTGGTAGTGCTCGGATCGACAGATGAGAAAAAAGGCGCTGGCAACTTGGCAGGCCTGGCCATAGGACTGACTTTAGTCCTGGTGCACATTGTTTGTATTCCGATTACCGGCACTTCGGTTAATCCGGCACGAAGCATCGGCCCGGCTTTATTCGAAGGTGGCGTGGCACTCTCACAATTGTGGCTGTTCATCGTAGCCCCTTTCATCGGTGCCGTTTTAAGTGCATGGGTATGGAAAGTGCTTTCTTGTGAGAGGCAAAAATAGAGCCGATACACGACAAAAAAATCCGGGATTCTTATTCCCGGATTTGTATATACTCCGAATACTTAATTCTTACATACGGATTGTCGCTCGAAATGGTCTGGTGCACCGCTTTCACCTTTTTCCAGAATAACCACCGCCTTTTATATTCTATCCATATCCCTTGATGCAATGTTACTGGAATCTGAATTTCTCCTTTCAGCCGCCCGTTCTCAATCAATCCGGTCAACCGGATATAGGGTGTTATCATCTCTACCTTTTGCCGCTTCACCGGCAGGGTATCACGCACCACAACCGTGTCCCTGACCACCGCATCAACCGAACCTGACACTTCCAGGTCATGACGTGCTGCCACTTCAAGGTGCTTGATTTTTACACCCAGCCGTCCGATGGTTTCAGCATCCTCGGCACGCAACCGCTTATACTCGCCTACTGTCAGCCGGAGCGACTTTACGTCCACTGCCGTGGTGGCCGAATCCACCTGCATCCGTTTCATATCTGAAAGCAGGGCTTCCGTATTTCCCTGATAGCAGTCACGCTCTTCGCTCAACCGTACGATACGCCGCTGTTGCCACCACACGGCTGTTCCCAAAACAAGCAGGCAGAACAGCAGATATTTGAATACTACTTTATTCATCACTCACTGACAATTGGGGAATAAACCATAAAAACTCTCCCAGATAGGCCTCTTCCAACAATACCATAAAGCCTTTCGCCCGGCGTTCCGGCTGGGAAAGGTCTTCCACCACCAGACCACGAAACCCGGCCAGGGCTTCCAGCTTCATCCGCGACAATTCCGGAGAAGCAACCACTTGTATAAATATGTTCTCTCTCATCCTTCCCTTGATTTGCAATAAATAATAAATCGAACTCCTGACAACGGCGTTCTTCCAGACTTCTAACCACTTTTCCCCGGTATTTCCGGAAAGACAAATACTCCGCCCGTATATCCCGGTCACCCGCTTCCAGCTTGCTGATGAGCCTGCTTTTTGCGTGTTCTGCGTTTCCGAGCAATGCATACTCGCCCACATTATAAGCCAATGTTCCTAAGAGCAACGAGTCCTGCTTAAATCGCCGGAATACGGCACATTTCCGGCGAAGGTCCGCACGCAAAAGAGAATCCGCTTCGGCCTCTGTCAGAGGATTACTGAATGTCTCTCCGGCCAGTAAACGGTGCCCGTAACCCACATAAGGGTGATGTTCCGGAGCATGCAGGCCTTCGAAGCGCTTGATACAGTTCACCGCATCCTCAAATGTCGGTGGCTTCTCAGCCACGACTGGCGTTCCGATAAAGAATGCCCAAACAAACAGGCTCCGTTTCATTTCTGCATCATCAGTAACTCCCGGATGTCGTTCCGCATCTCCCGGATATCCGATTGCAGGTTCACCAGTTGCGTCATCGTAGCCTCGAAAACAGTTTTATCCAGTTTGATGGCGTTTATGCGGTCGTACTGGTCGGCTATTTTTATATCCAGGGCATTGCAACGCTCCGTCAGTTCCGATATATGGGCTGTATTATTGACATGCTGGATATAAATCGTCAGGATAAAAGACAAGACAATCGACAACAGCTTAAAATTATGAACTACAAATTCTTTCACATCTCTCATTTTGTTTCGTTTATTTAATAATTAATGAAAACACTTCCCGCAGAGCGCGCAACAGCATCTCTGCGCCCCCGCTGTCCCTCAATCCGAAAAATACCAGCATGACAGCCAGTACCAGATATATCCACCAGGCAATATCCTCCTTAGTCACTTTTTTCCTCTTCATGAGATGCCGGAGCTTGGGGTACCACCACGTTGAAAATCACATTGCCGTCACTGCCCTCGATGCGCAGCTTGCTTTCCTGTGTATGCCTGATCGGATAGATTTCCATAAGCGCTTTCGCGGCATTCACCGAAACGGCACGCAGGGGAGCAGGGGAAATGGGAACACCGAAACGATCCTCGTATGCCGACGTTGCCGTCTCCTCCATCACCGCCTTCAGGGTTTCAGAAACCTGCAGTTTTACAGCCATGGTCTCCATCTCAAACCGTTCGCTCGATATCATGGCTTTGATATGAGCCAGCACATGGGGCCTGGTCAGCAGATAATGGGCGGATGAAGCCGGATTCTTCGACGCTTTCTCCCCATACACCGCCTTATAACATTTCGAGGGGCGCCCGGCGTATTCCAGCCCCCCACTGACATACAGATCACAGAACTGCAGTTCTTCTTCCGTCAACGCCTGCAATTCCTTATCCTCATTACTTTTTGGCATCACTTCCTACTTTCTTTAAGAATAGTATCTGAAGGGTGATTCGGTTTTAAAACATCCTTTTTTTCAGCAATTAATTGCTCCATCAGAACCTCGTAAAACACATCCGCAAGCGCATTCGCACAAGCCTCCGCATCTGCCAGGGAATGAATCACACGCATATTAAAGGCAATATTCAGATCATATCCTGAAATAACAGCCATCAGTTCATTCCCGTCATAATTCAACGCCCCGTAAGTCATCCGGTCCGACACCCTGAACGACACCCGTTCTTCTTTTTCAGCTTCATTCTTTTTTTCTTCTTCCATTGTCCGTATCATTTTCTTCCGGTATCCGAGCCGGCAAAGCACCGCATGCCCCGAATCCCCGCATTAGATCTTAAAATAATCACGGGTTCTTTCCCGTTTCTCCGTGCTGATACGTCCGCCTTCCGCATTGCGCAGCCTTCCCGCATAAGCCCCCGCAACATCGAGTGTCGCCGTTACGTCCGCAGCAGCATCATGTGCATCGTCCAGTTCCACACCCAACCGTGCCGCCATCAGTTCCAGTTTGTAGGAGGTCACTTCCGGATCGTGGGCAAAAGCCAGGCGTCCTAAAAAAATCGTATCGATATAATAAGGCTGGAAATTACCGTAGTAATCCTTTGTCCCGGCAAACACTTTCTCAAAGTCATTCACAAGCCCCGCATAGTTCATGATCTGCTGCAGAAAACCAATATCGAAAGGGATGTTCTGCCCGATAAGCACAGGCTTACATTGCTGACCTTTACCGATGGTGTTCCGTTTTGCAAAATCCAGTGTGGAAGCCGCTACAGCTTTCAGGTCTATCCCCTGGGCATAAAGCCGCTCCATGGTTATTCCAGAGTAGTTCAGGGCCGCCGCCTCATACTTCATAAGCCCGCCGTCCTCCTGCTTCAGTTCCTGCCGAGTGCGCAGGACTTTTCGTATGATTTGTCCCGCTTCCTTTTGACGATAAGGCGACACATAAGCCGCATACCGTTCCAGTGTCTCCCAGGTATCCAGGCGGATGGCTTGCAGCGCGATCTGGGTACATGCACAATCCCGACAATCCAGCCCGCCCGTTTCAAAATCAAGCCCTATTCCGGTATATATTTTAGCTTCTGTTTTCATCTTCCTTATACTTTACTGATTAACGAGGTTTTATAAGTTTGCAAACCGTTGCAGCCTTTGAAATCACTGTAACGTACCACTGCTGTCAGAATAATCACCCGGTCTTTCAAAGCCTCCATTTCCGCACGGTGCTCCATATAGAAATCATTCCAGCATACACATTCCATCAGATCGTTGTTCTGCTGGAGCATCAGTTTCCCGAACCGTTTCTTTTCTCCAGTAGTCCTGTCTTTATAACTGCTTTCCGAAATTTCGGTGACAGTAGCACAAACAGCTATCCTTTTTCCTTCACTATCACCCTTCAGGGCATCCCTCAAGGTCATGTAGGAGGCTTTTCCCTTTACCCGCACACGGATTTCCGAGTTATCGAAAATACGGCGGTAATCGATACTGCCAATACCCGACACTACAATCTGCTGCTGCGACCAGAAATAATGCTTTTCACGTAAGCTTTCAGGAAATTCTTTTTCCTGCAAGGCAAAGCCTAACGCATGGGCGGCACGATCTAAAATGTCATACCGCTCCGTTACCGCCCGGATGCCTTCAATCTGATCGAAACATCCGGCGAGCACAAGGTTCTTGACATGACGTGCATTGACCGGAATACGTGTGGCTTCTTCCTGATTATCAGGGTCGTCCCAATACTCGTATTTTTTCAACTTGTAGCGGAATATCCGGTGAATAAAATTCTCGACGGAAATATAAGTACCTCCGCGTTCCCGTTCATCCACAATATATTTCGCCGTTTTACTACCCACAATTTTAATCCGGTTCAATGACCAGAATATTTCATCGGTTTCATAGTCGGTGAAAAAGTGAATGCCCGAACGGTTTATCTCTGGTGGTACGATATGCGCCGACGAACACAATTCCATTTCCGACATCAATAGCGGGATTTCCTTATCATCCGCCCATTGCAGGGCAACGGTGTAAAATGCCGTGGGGTAATTGGCCTTCAGCCACGCACCGCAGTAAGCGGTCAGTGCGTATGCGGCGGCATGGCTCCGATTAAAGGAATATTTCCCAGCCACCTCAATCTTATGCCAGATTTCTTCCGCTTCATAATCCGGGCAGCCGTTTTGGACAGCTCCGGCAAGAAAATCCGCTTTTAAAGAAGCCATCAGGTCGGCTTTCTTTTTCCCAATGGCCTTTCTTAAAAGGTCGGTCTTTCCCAAATCAAAACCTCCCAGTCTGTGCGCAATCGACATGAACTGTTCCTGATATACCATAATGCCGAATGTATTCTTCGTTTCCTCGTAACAACCGTAGTTGTAGACCGGAGCCACTTCCCCCCGGCGAAAGCGGACATAGTCCTCAGTAGCTCCGATATCCAGCGTTGCCGGACGATAAAGCGCATTGATGGCAATCAGATCTTCTATACAAACCGGCTGCACATCCTGAATAAAACGCGTGATCCCCTTTGATGAAAACTGGAAGACATTCTGTGTGTATCCCTCCGACAGCATCCGGTAAGTCTTTTCATCTTCCAGTTCATCCCGCGTAATGCTTTCAATGCTGTAATATGTGCCGTAAGTCTGGTTGACGAGATTGATGGTGGCACTCAGTTTCGACAGTTCTTTGGTCGCCAGCACATCTTCCTTCAACAGTCCGATACTGTCCACGCTATAACCGTCGAACTCCGACACCAACTGGTCCTCCATTTTGCGGACAGGCAGAAAATCAAAACACTCCATGATCCGCCCGTCCCGCCTTTCCGGGGTCACAATAATAGCCGAAGCATGAATCGAGCTCGCCTTTGGCTGCCCCATCACCCCGCGTACATCTTCAATCACTTCCGGATAGGTCTGTACAAAATTCCGTACTTTCCTGTTCACTGCCGCTGCCTTGAACAAATCCGTCCAGTCCATATTATCGTCCAGCATGGCCGTGATATAATTCACAATGGGATGTGGAATCCGGTATACCCGTGCCACATCTTTCAAGGCCGCCTTCAGTTTCAATGTGGTAAAAGTGCCGGCTGAAAAAACACGCTGCCTACCTTCTGTATTATACCGCTCTTCCAGATATTCCTTGATTTCCTGCCGCCGGTCTGAAGCGTAGTCGACATCGATATCGGGAAGGGCCGAATGTCCACCCACCACTAATCCACGGTCTGTAAAACAGTCCATGACCGGCATCTTTCCGGCTGCCTTTTTCATTTTTATACTCTCTACTATCATCTGATATATTTTTTATATCTTACTATCATGCTCACCGTTTGACGGCTCACCCCGTAAGCCTGTCCCAAAACAGCTTGCGAGATTCCACCTTGCCCGTATCTATTTCTGATTTCTTCCGCTTGGGCATTTGTTAGTTTTGCACATGAACTTTTTTCGCCGCAATCATTTTTTAATCCTTCCAGAATGGCATGTTGCATATTATACTGGTGTGTACACATTTCCAAGTTCTCTGCTGCATTATTGAAGCGGTTCCCATCCTTATGGTTCACCTCCAGGTTGGCATTCCAACCCTCTAAAAAAAGCTCCGCCACTAATCGGTGTACCGAAAACTTTTTCCGCATCCCGTCCCGGTACAACCTCACGCACAGATAAGTGGAAGTCGTACCGCTCCAAGGCGACATGATACGCTCCGCCTGGTAATAGGTAATGCCCTTATGCACCACCATTCGCCCTAAACTCTTCACGCGACCCAAGTCGCTCACCTGATAACACCCTTCGTATCCATGAATATCCACCCAGTTTTCCCGAGTGTCTGCCATGATACTTTTATTTATATTTCGTCCTCAATCTTTACTTCGTAATTCCTTCAGGTTCCACAATAAATCCCGCCGGTCAAACAATACATCGTCACCGCTCTTCAACTCGTCGGCATAAACGGTCTGCTCCTGTCCTCCCCGTCTGATCCTGAGTTGGGCATCCCGGCATATCCGGTAATGATTGCCATCCAACCGGACGTCTGCATACGTTTCGTCTTTCTGTAGCTCTACATCAGGAGCAATCACTGTTATTTCTTCCACCCAGTTCAATCCACACCGCTCCGGGACGAGGAACCTGGAAAATATCAGATTGTACCGTATCGGGTCTATCGAGGTAATCCCGAGCAGGTAGGATACCAAGGAACCTCCCGCCGAACCTCGTCCGATACCGGTGGCGATGCCCCGACGGTGAGCTTCCCGCACCATATCCCATTGCACCAAAAAGTAATCCACATTGTCCGTGGATTCGATGATGTAAACTTCTTCTTCCAGCCGTTCCCGGTAGCGTTCCCTTTCGGTTTCTGCCACCTTGCCCTCCAGCCCTTCGTCCAGTAATTTACGGAACAGCCGGTGCCGATTGCCATATCTTTCTGTTTCTTCGGGCCTCATCATATATTCCGGCATAAACATCCGTCCAGTTTCAAACCGGGCCTCTGCCAGTTCCTCAATCTCCACCGTACCACGGCACATCACCTCAAAAAGCCGGTCAAAATCCCATTTTTCACTGAATAACGGGCGGAGTGTTGCATAATGCTCGTCCGTATCTTTCATATACTGATCACTGCTTTGCGCGTGCGCCGCGCCTGCGGCTATCTTGTTCAATACAAGCTTGCTGCCGGCATCGTCTGCATCCGGATAGAAGCTGTCCGTGATAAGTATAGGGGGCACCCCAGAAAAGGAGCCGGCAGAATCTGAAAAATTTTCAAAGTAACAGCGTAAATTCTCCAGCACCTCCCGGTCGATACGGTCAGCCTTGTATTCATTGGCATCGACCTGGAAATAAACACGGTCAAACACTTGCTTCAGCCGTTCCACGTTCCGTCGTCGCCGGACCATCCATAAGGCCGAACGTTTTCCGAATACCAGAACATTCCCTTTGGCATAGTAGAGCAGCCGCTCATAAGGCAGAAAGTTATTTTCACTATCTACCATAATCTCTTTTTGAATACGTAACATGTTCTCCAATCCGGTCTGGGTAAGACTGTACAGTTTCATTTCCACCCGTTCTTCGTCCAGCTCCATATCAAAAGTGTATCCGAAAATATGTTTCATCCCATTCTTTTGACATGCTTCCTGCAGCCCCAGTGTTCCGGCCATCGTGTGTTTGTCACAGATACCCAAAGCCGGATATCCCAACCATGCTGCTTTTCGGCACAATTGTTCCGGTGTTCCCACACTGTTCAAGAGTTCAAAGGAAGTATGTACTCCCAAAGGCACGAAAGGAATATCATGCTCACACCTTTGCCGCTTTCCTACGTATTTTAGAATCTTCAGTTTGAATTCATCACGCAAATCATAGTAATACCAGTTTCTGCCGAACGGGAAAGTGATGTAGAAAATATCCTCCTCCTTCAATACATCCGCACTTTCCATCAGATTGAATTGCAAGTTTCCTTCTTCACCCCGGAAAATTGACGTCACACCCGATAAATCTGCCAGAAATAATTTCCCGAATTCCGGTAAAAAAACGACTTCGTTGTCCACCGGTTCAAATACAATTTTCTGCTTTTTCAGCCATTCTAATAATTCATTCATATTTCCTGTACTTTTCTGAGTTTATATTCTATGGGAGTAAGCAGGTGGCAAGCAAATACCTCGTAGACTTCCTGCTCTGTCAAATCTTCCCAGTCTTTCCGGGCGTCCGGAAGATCGGCTATCAACACCTCAAAGTAGGGACGTAACCGGGAGGCTGTAATCTTTATCGCCTCAACGGCATCACCGTCGTAACCGACCACCACACATTTCACTCCCTTACGCTGGAGCTTGAATATTTGTACATCCGAGATTTTTTTACCGAAGGTGGCCACTGCGGCGATGCGGTGATTATCGTACCATTCCAATTTACGGGTAAGAGAGATGACATCGAATATGCCTTCCGTTAACACTACTGTATCAGTTTCATCCCCGATAACCGCATCGTAATTGTAAATTAGCTTCGAAAAATCATTTTCAACAGAGTTCCGATACCGGAGTATCTTATAATCACCGGTATGTCTGGCACGTCGGTTATAAGCGTCGATCTCGCTTTTCGGCCATGTATGACGTCCTATGTAACCTACTGTTTGCCCTTCATCGATAATTGGAAAAATGACGTAATCCTCATACCGGGCATTCAATCGTCCCGTACAACCCACGGGAAAATAGTCATAGTCATCAAAACAGAATCCCCGACTCTGCAAATAAGGATGACGGAAGGTGCGCTTATAAAACTCAGGAAGCTCTACGCTACACAGTTCGTCATCGATTTCTTCCGGTTCTTCGGGTTTCAACAGTAATAGGTTTTCCAAAGGGGCCCCGATGTCGGTAGTCGGCTCTGCCATCAAATCCATTCGCCCGATTGTTTCCAATAGTTGTTCCAGGGTACGGGTGGAAAAACCGCAACTGAAACAATGCGACATGAATGTTTTCTTGCGGGGAGTTTCCCGCCCCACATAAACACCATACTTGCCTCCCGCTTTTCCACAAACTGGACAGCGGGGAGCGATCAGGTTGCGACCGCTACCGTCACGCTTGGCACCCAGCTCCCGGCAAATTTCGTTGATAAGAAATTCTTGTTCCGATTTACTCAGTTCCATATCAATCCCGGTTTAAGCTTAGTGTGCGCTGTATATCGTAAAATATCTCATTGTCATAGTCGGTCGCTATTTTGATGGTATCGCCTTTTTTGAAAAAACGGCTCTTAGCTATATGTAATCGCATGACGTTTTCTTTCCGCTCCGCCGAAGATTGGTTGAGCGAAATCAGATGCGTACAAGGACGGGCAAGGCCTTTTGCCTCACTGCAATTATACTCGGTGAGTACATTCCGTTCATCGTTTAGCCAATCCCGGTCTTCAATGGTACTCTGGTAAGTGACCACCATCCATACGCCCTCATCTGCTGCAAGGTCTTTGAGGTCGTTAGCGACGGTGATACGTTTTGCCCTTTCATGGTCGGCACCCCAGGTCCGGCGGTTGGCATCCGTTAATAAATCCATGCTGTCGATAATCACAATGTCAGGATTGTACCCTTTCAGCTTTCTGTACTCGGCTATGCTGTTTTTGATATCCAAGGTAGAGACCTGCGCATTGAACCGGGGATAACTTCTCACGGTAATGCTGCCGGCATACGAGGATACCAGTTTCTCCAGACGGCGCATTTCCACATCTGAGATTTTACCCCGTTCAAAAAAATAGGCATTTTTGGATATCAACCCGCCTGAATAGGCATTCAAGGCCTCTTCTTCACTGCCTTCCAACTGAAAATGCAGGATATGTAAGCCGTCGTCTATATTGGCACGCACGCCGATCCATTTGGCGATATGCGATTTCCCGACACCCGTGCTGGCAAGAAAGCAGGTAAGCTGTCCCCGCAGGTTCCGTCCGCCGTTCAGCGCGTCCAGGTAAGGTATATAGAAGCGGGTCACACGCGATTGCATGGATTGTTCCTCTTCCTCCTCCCGTTGCCGGTTCTTCTGGAAGCGTTCCTTAAAGGTTGCCGCCACATCAATAAAAGAAGAGTTTTTCAATGTAAAGCCTGCCAGCCATTCCGCGTATTCCCGCAACGCCTTTTCCGCCTTGCCTTGCTGGTTTTGATTGTACAACTTGCCCACCTCGGCATAAACCGACTGTAGCCGGACACCTTTGATATAGGCTTCCAGCATATCGATCATCACCTCGCTGCTTTGCCCTTCATCATATTCACGGAAAGTATCGACCAATTCCAACGCGTCATAATCCTCCCGGAAGGTCTGCAACAAAACGGCATAGGACGGCGGAGATTTGTAAGTGCGGTAATGTGCGGCTATCATTTCCTGAATACGCTGGAAGGAACGGTCCGGCAGATATTCTTTGTGCATGTGTTGCGCCACCACGCCGCAAAGCGCTTCGTTTCTCAGCACAGTGCCGTACAATTCATACAGAAATTCCGCACTCAAAGGCTGTGTAGTACCACCGTTCATCCTCCGACCCCCTTCCTTTGCCACGCCTCAAAACGCAGACGGTATAATTCAGGGAAACATTTCTCTGTCCTCCTGCGGCAGGATTCGCTATGCAGGCATTTTTGGCAGGCAGGTGAGAAAGGGGTCCACAACAAGGTAGATAGTCCGCATACGGCAAAGCCTGCATCCGTCGACAATAACCTCAATTTGGTATGGTCTTCGTATTCAGGATAGATGAAACGCCGGAAAGGATGGGTGCTCCGGTCAGTGATGCCGGCTTGCAAGGCGTAGCGGGATACTCCGTTTTCTTTCAGCCAGCGGTTTTCATAGTACCGGCGCCCGGCATGGCTTTCGAAAAAACGGGAGATGGCCTTCTTGCCGAAGGAATGCGATACTTTCCAGCGGTAATGGTATGCTACTCCATAACCGCTGAGAGCATATCCCTGGCAGACACAAAAATCCACCAGACGTTCTTCATTCAGCCCTCCACATTGCTGTTCCAATCTCGCTAAACACACTGAAACAGCCCGTTCCGACAGCCCGCCTCCCGGAAAACTGAAATCCTTCCAGCCCGTCTCATGCATCAGCAGCGTGAACACTCTCCGGCATTTATCATTCCACCCTTGGCTCACCATCCCGTGTCAATAGTTTGCGCATTTGCGACTTGGCCAGAAACAGACGGCTTTTTATGGTCTCGATATTCCGGTTCTTCAGGCTTCCGTTCCGGTAGGCTATCTCCATGATCTCACCCAGCTTGTATCCCGCTTGCTGCAAAAGCAATACTTCCCGGTAGACAGGCTTCAACCGGTCAAGGGCGGCAAGGATGGCATCGTTATAATGTTCCCGGTAATTATCCATGCCCATACAGTTTCCACCCGGTTCATCCTCATGGGGGATATATCCGGCAATGTCCTGCACATCCAAGTTGTCGTTTGAAGGCAGGCGGTTCTGGTTACGGATGTTCAGATCGGCAAGCAACCGTTTTGTCACTGCGTAAATCCAGGTTTTCAGGGGGCGCCGGGAATCATAGCTTTCGATATAACGAAAGAAATTCACCAACACCTCGATGTAATTGTCCTCAATGTCCTCACGGTTCCAGGTAAACTGGATACACATCTTATAAACCAGGTTTTTATGGGGTAATATATATTTTTCCAGAAGTTCTGTTCTGCGTTTTACCGACTCGCCGCTCAAAGCCTCACCGGTAGGGATAGATTCTTTTTCCACTCTTCATTACTGACGTAAAATAAAACACCTAATCTTCGTCTCAATCTGTCAGCTTCACCGAGCATCAATTAACAATCTGAATCCTTTCAATTTATAGAGCCCCAATGACCGGCACCGGGCCATCGGGACGATCCGTTTTATAATCTGTACTTCCGGCAATAGTAATAGTACAGATGACACGCATCCGCCGCATTATCATCCGGCGGGCTGTAACGGTACGTTACCTCACAGGCGCGGATCATAGCCGCCTTGTCGGCACGTCCGTTTCCGGTCGCCCATTTCTTTAATGCCGACACGTTCACGAATTCCGGCTCTTCCAAATCCAGCTCGTCGCAGAGCTCGAACAGAATACCCCGAAATTCGGACAACTTGCGCATATCGGTGAAATGGTTGTTCACATTGATATCCTCGGCAACAATCCGCCGGATACCATGCTCCCGGATGAAAGACATCAGCGTGTCCCGAAAATCCTTATGCTGCTTGTTGTCATTGCGGCGCTTGCTTTCCGTGAAATTCCAGGTTCCACTTCCGTGCGCACTGTAGTAACCGCAATGCGTAGCAATGTCCAAAGCCAACACCTCCTCGCGTCTCACCACAGCTTGTTCATTCAATTTTCGATTCTCCATTTTCTTTCGTTATAAGTAGTTTATGCGGATAACCTTCGGCTACATTGCCGTGTGATACCACCAGAGCCGTAATTCCCAGCTTGTTCAATGCCGAGAACATAGAAGAAAGCCCTTCCTCGTCCACCGCTTCCAGAATTTCGTCCAGCACAAGCAAATCGAGCCCCTTGTCACCGGTGCAATTCCTGTTTACCAGTTTTTGCATGGCAAGGATGGTTGCCAGGTTCACACGGGCTGCCTCTCCGGCAGAGAATTTACCGAAACTACCGCAGTCCACACCGTCGCGCAACAGTGATATTGAAATCTTCTCACGCACTTTCCCAGTTTTCAGTACCGTATAGCCCGCAAAACGGATACGAATATCACTGCCGATATTTTCCAGGAATTCATTGGTTACCTGCCCCAAAGCCTCGATCTTCCCGTTGGCCAGATAAGTTTTAAATTGCACAAAACGCTGTTCCTGCTCCTGGTAAATTCGCAGACGTTTTTCAGCTTCTGTTTTTATATCCAGCATCTCATTGGCTTTTTTTCGATAGGTTTTCAGAGATTTTTTTAGCCCTTCCGATACTTCTTCCACAGAAGCAGTCCGCAATTCACCAATTGTATCTTCAAGTGTCTTGATGGCATTCCCGGCAGTCCTAATCTTTTCTTCCAATATATCCATCTTTCTTTCCTGTTTCTGATAAGTCTCATCCAGCAACCCGAATACTTCGTCAAATAAACGTCGGCGCATGCTGTCCGTTTCCCCTTGCAAAGAGGCAAGCAGGTCCATGGTGTGTTCACGCCTGCGGTTTATCTCTTCCTGCTTGCGCCGGATCATCCCCAAATGCTCCTCAGCCAGGGACAGGCGCCGGGACCATTCCCTCATTTCATTATTCAGACCACGCTTTTCCTTATGAACGCTTTCTTCCAGCACTTCGATCCTGCCAAGCAAACTGTCGTGTTGCGCAATTTCTGCCGACAGACGATCAATCTCATTTTCCGAAGAGACAAGCTGCTTTCTGCCGCCTTCTATATCAAATTCCTTTTCAGCAACCAGAAATTCATGACCACAGACCGGACAAGCAATGCTTCCGGCAAGTTTGTTCTTCAGGTTATCGACCGCTGTTGCTATCTGCAGCCGTTGCTGCCTCACTTCCCGAAGACGGCTGCCAGCCCGGGTCAAATCCCCTTCAATCCGTTTCAGCCTGTGGTCATAAGCCGTCTGCCTGTCATGACATTCCGTTTCAAAGGTCCGGTATTGTTGGAGCAGCTTATCATACCCTTCCTGCTCACGTTCTATAGCTTTCACGAGCGGTCCAAACTCACGCTCACAATCTTGCAGCGACTTTTCCGCATCATGGATTTGTTTTTTCTTCTCATCCAGAACCTTGCTCCAGTCTGTCAGCTTGCCGGACAGCAGAGGGACAACATCGCGGGTGATATAGGCCAGGCATTCCTCCAGACCGTTCTCCCCGTTTTCCAGTTGTTGCATGGCAGTATCCGCTATGGCCAGTTTTTCATAAATCGGTCTCCCGGCGGCAATCTCCTCCCGGCATTCACGGATAGTGCTGCGCCGTATGGCGATACGGTTCTCCAGCTCACTGATTTGTTCTTCCTTGCGTCTGACACGTTCTGTACAGTTCTTTTCTTCCGCTTCGATCTGCTCCTGCAACATATTGATACGGCCATCGATTCCTGCAAGCTCAAGTTCCGCGTTCCGCACCTCCTCCCCGACAGGACTGTAATCCTCCGCCAGTCTTTCAATAGCCTGGTCTACCAGGTTGGCATGCGAAAAACGATTGATGATTTCTTTCTTTTCTTTATCCGAAGAAGAGAGAAAATCCGAATACTTGTATTTCGATAACAGGAAATTGTTATACAGCTCGTCCCGTGTGATCCCTAACTTTTCTAAAATGTACTTGTTATAGGCATCCACCGAAGGTTGTACAGCCTCGTCCGTTTCTACTGCCTCGCCTGCCCGCTTGATATGGCAGGTCACGACCGATGCCCCTTTACGCGATAACTGACGCTCAACCGTAAATAATTCATCCGAAGCGTCGTTATCGAACGTCAGGCACACCCAACATTCATCCGCATCGTCACGGATAATCTCTTCATTCTTCACTTTTCGCATCGGACCGCCGGTAACACCGACCGCTATGGCTTCCAGCAATGCGGATTTACCGCTGCCGTTGGAGCGCTGACTCTCGTTGTCCTTGTTATCACCGAACACCAGTGTTGCCACACCTTGGCTCAGATAATAGTCCAGTTCTCTAAATGCACAAAGGTTCTGTGCTATAATCCGTCTCAATCTCCACATGGCATCTCGATTTTTGAGAGGTAAGTCAATCCGAACTCCACATCTTCCACCTCTTTTTCATGGCAGAAGTCCTTATAGCTGTCCCGTATCTTACCGCTGTCGAACTTTTCAAATAATCCGCTCGATGTAGCTCCGCTAACAACGGTTTCTTCCGAAAGAACTTCCACCTTGTTGGCTCCGGCCTCCAAAAGTTCCTCTTTGCGGATAGCAGAAGTCTGGGCAGCAGTTCCGTGAATACGTACTTTGGTACGGTAGCGCCCGTCTGCACGGATTTCATCCAGACGGTCTTTTAAGTGGATATTCACTTGATCGGCTGCAATATCGATTACCTGATATCGTGTATTGATACTGTTTTTCACAAACTCGGTGGAACCGTTTGTATAAATTAGTGTATAACCCTTTTCCTCGTCTTCGCCAAAATTCATTTGTCGTGAAGAACCGATATATTCGATGTTAAGTGCCACTTTAGTCCGGTTGTGGTAATGCCCTACAAACACCCGGTCGAAATCCTTAAAAATCTTAGCCGGCAATTCCTTTTCATTGGGTTGTCCCAATGCTCCGTTAATTCCTTCATGGATATACAGGTAATTCAACTTTCCCTCTACCGTTCCCGTAGAATGCCATTCTTTCAAGTGTTCGCTAAAAGTCCCGTCCTCCGGGAAATAAGCTCCTACATGTAATGCGAAAGCCCATTCGTCATGGGTAATTGTGTAAAACGTATCGGCCATGGTCACATTGCTGTGTTGGTCAAACACATGACAATAACCGCGTACGCTTTCCTGGTTCACTTTATCGTGGTTGCCATTAGCCAGCAACACATGGATACCGGCATGTTCGGCTTCCAGCAAAGAGTCATGCACCGCCAACAGTACATCCAGTGTTTGGGAGGAACGGCTCTGGAACATATCGCCGCCAAAAGCAATTTCCTTCACACCATAGGTGGCACAAACCTCCAGGGCTTCATGCCAGTTTGCCAAATATTCAGGTATATTGTCTTTAGAGATATGTATGTCGTTCATTAGCAACATACATGCCTGTTTATTCTTGCTCATAACAGATTGGATAAAAGAAAGAGGCATACTTTACAGCACACCTCTTTCAGGTGAGATAATAAATAATGGGAGGTCCTATCGTCTGCGACGCTGACGCTCAGTTCGGGGAACCGGAGGGGCTTCGGTTACCCCGCCTGCTTCTTCCGATGCCTCGTCTGCCTCACCCATTTCGCAGTTTTCTCCCGATGAGGAAGAGCCGGAGGAAACCAGGATATCGTCTTTTACGTCTTCATCGCCTTTACTGCCACTGTCGGGGGCATTCTCCAGCGCTTCTTCAATCATATCCAGTAAATCCTTGTTAGAGGTCGAACGGGTCACACGGACAGGCAGGCCTTCCTGCTCGATATAAGTACGGATCATCGCACGCAATTCCTGGCCTTCCTCGGTTTTGTCGCCCAAGTTTTGTTCCTGCAATTCATCAAAACGGTCAAAGAGATCGTCCAACGACAAACCGCCGCCATTAGTACCGGAAACATTATCCTTGTTGTCTTTGCTACGGCGGTCAAAAGAGAATTCAGAGGTGTCTTCTTTCGGCAACTCTTCATTCAGGCTGGCAATCGCTTCTTTCATTTCATCCTCCGCCATCAGTTTCATACCATACAGTTCATCGCATTGTTTCAAAAACTCTGCGGTAGCTCCCAGATGGTAACGGGTATAACGGTAAATGATTTCCGGGATACGGGCAGCCCCCATAAGAGCAAGCAGTTCCTCTTTACTAAGTGAATCGGCATCTGCCTCGTTGTCGATGCTGAAAAGATATTCGGTTTTATTTCCGTTTTTTCTTTTTTCAATCTCTACCGGATAGGCATTATGCACCGAGGAGACAGGACAAGGATAGCCCGGATTCTTCTGCAATTTCTTTTGCCACAACTTGAATTTACGGTCGTCCAGGTCTTTAAACTGGGCGTGCGACAAAGTGAGAAGCTGTACCCCTTTGGCACGCTCGTTAAAGTCAAACACATACATCGCATGGCCGTAACTGAAGCGAAGACCGCCACCGAACGACCCCCCACCGATTTTCTCGGCCAGTTTTTCATCACCCATCCCCTGAGCCTGAGCTACTGCCAGTTTACGATAAGTGTCAATAATGTCCAGACTATAACCCGCATCGGTCGCACGGGGCACGGTTACATACATCTTGGAGGGTTTGTTGCCTTTAGAGGGCTTCTCCAGTTCGAGCAATAGTTGGTGGACAGGATACTCATAGCCGGGACGGGGAGCTGTTCCGTCAGGATTAGGAGCGAGAGGTAAAATACGCAAACGGTAAGTGCCGAACTTGTCCATGCGGAAAAATTCTGTCCGGGCAAATGCCTTGTTTTCTTCAATAGCCCTTTGTTGAGCGTCAGCGTAAGACTCTTGGTTGTTAAGGAATAAATCCTCAACTGACATGCCATTCATGTCTTTGTTCTCTGAATTTTCTTCTTGCATATCGCATAACGATAAAAAATAAATACTGCCGAAGAAATCTAAAAACCAGGTGGACAGGTTCGGATACACCATCCACGTCAATTGACAATAGCAAACAGGTCAACTAACAATCTTGCACTGGAATGCGCCCTTTCAATTAATATAAATGAGGAATATTCTCTGCGTCCGGACAGACGCTCAACTGACAATCTAAAAAACACTTTTTCTCAAAAGAGAAGTGTCACAAAAATAGGGATTCACTCCAATCCCTCAAAGTTTTTGCATGAATGTTTTTTCAATTACATCAATACATCCTGAACATCAACATCTTACCGATTAACTTCATGGCATTTTTAATAATAAAACAAGGAAGCTATCTTAAACGCTTCCGGTTCTCCCGAACGAAAGCTGCCAGTTTTTTGCGGCGGATTGATTCATAATAAACCAGCCTTTCCGGCGTTAAACGCTTGCCCCGCTTACAGTACACCCCGTCACGCGCATACTCTTCCAGATAACGTTTGTATTTCGGCTTCTTGTACGAAGGGTCCTTCGATGCCCGGCATACAGAATCCACCAACTGCCACTCCGGCTCAAACAAAGGTGCCGGGGGTGACAGCCGCCGGAGCAGGTAATACACCACCGGCATCTCATACCTGAGCATAAATCCCAGCCGCGTCTGTTCAAAAGGAAAACGTTTAAGCGTCCCCTTTGGCCTTCCGTCTTCCTTTTTTCGGGGTTTCCGGCTCTGCGGCGGTTTCGACAGCCGGATATTCCGGTACTTCTTCGCTCTGGACATCTGTCACCTCCTTTTTTTCAATTTCCTGACCGGGTAAAGCCTCCGCAATCCGCCGGCGGCTCTCCACATCGTTCTGAACATTAATCCTACGTTTCATCATACAAAATAACTGAAGTTAAGTTCCACATCTACATTATACATTCCGCTCTCATAAATCTGTATATTACGTGAGCCTCCAAAAATTTTAAATGATGAACCACGGTTGTACTTGTGATCATCATTCCAGTCGGCCGCGCTGCTACGCAAACTATACTTGGGAGGGGAAACCGTATTCGGTATCACGGCAACGGTCCCCCCCATATTTGAACCATCGCGCTTGGCCGTGTTGACAACTCCCTGGATACAGACATGGTTCCCGATCTGGCGGACAAACAAGCGCCGGGCATCTGTACCGGAACCGCTGTTGCTCATCTGCAGCCACCCCGTATCCTTCAGCACCGGTTGATAATCCGAAGCAAAAGCCGCTCCCAACGCTTGGCAAGCCTGGCGTTTAGCTTCCGTGCTGCCCAATGACAAATCCGACAGTTTGCCGTCACGCCTTACATAATCCTTTACCACCTCATCCTTTGACAGCACATTCAACTTGTCACGTAACGCCTGCTGTGCCTGGGCTGTGCTGCTGCCGTTTCTTACTAAATAAGTTATGTAGTCCTGAAAAAGGTTTTCCACAACCGCAAATTTCCCATCCGCTGCCGTTCTAGTATATATGCCCAGATTTGCGGCTATCGTATTTTTCTGGTCTGTACTATACCCGTCCAATAACAGACTGGCCTTTTTTTTCAGTTCCTTCACGGCATCGGAAACCATCACATAACCGTCCACTTGGGCATGCGATTTACCCTCGGTGTCTGTGTAAGCGAAGTGCCCGGTGGCAATCCCGTTCAACTTGTCACGCATCGCCAACGTGAAAGTAATCCCTTCATATGCAGAATCGATTCCCAGTTTTCCCGCAAGCATCCGGTCGATCTCTGTTGTGGAGTATACATCCAGATTTTTCCGGGCTTTCCCTTGATCTGGTACATCCGAAAGGTTTGAGGCCTTGGCCAGTTTCAAATCCCCCGTTCCTTTCGCCTCGGCATCGATGTTGTCACGGATAGCAGCTTGTTTCTGCGATTTTAGTGCGGCAGCTTCTTCGGTAGTCAGCCCGTTGATCTCATCGGCCGATAAAGTAACCAATTCCAGTAATTTCCCGGATATTTTTAAAAACGTGTTTCCGGATTCCGCTTTGGAATACACATCCAGATTCTGCCGGGCCGTATTCTTGTCCGTCACATCACACAGGTTCATGCCGGCAGACAACTTCAACTTCAAGGCTGCGGCCACTTCCGGGGCTTTGACAAAACCGTTTTCACCGGAAGTAAGACTGCCGGAACTGATCTCGTCCAATTTCTTTTTATAGCCCGTTGTAAAATCTTCGGTAGACAATTGTTTGCCTGTTACAACATCCACTTTTTTAGCGAGGCTTTCGGTAAACGTTTTTTGGGTAACGTAAATATCACCTACAGCTGTTCCTCCAATTTTCAGCGTCCCGGTGATGTTAACGCTTCCACGGGGTAACAGCACGATATCTCCCAAATGATTCTTGACCGTAAAATTAAAGTCCTGGGAACTGTCAAATCCCGCATAGCCGATGGCTTCCCCATTACTGTCACACCAATTCAGAAGATTAGTCAGCTTTACATCCCCCTTGACATAGGCTGTATTTATGAGTTCTGCACCCTGCCCGGAATTCTTGATCGAAAAGGAACCGTTTGTACGTACCTGTCCGCTCTTTCCAATAACTTCAAAAAGAGGGATTGATACCTCCTTACCGCTGTAAACAGCCAGGTTCCGGTATTTTGTATTGGTCCCCTGATAACCGTAATAGTTGATTCTTAACGTCCCTTCATCGGTGGCATCCACCCGGTTAAAAAGATGGTTCCCGCATAATACAAGCGAGCCGACAGCGGCCTTGTCTCCGGTATAGGTGGTGGTGACCATCCCTTCATTGTTCATTCGGGCCATCTCTTTTCCGGCTTTCATAAACCGAATGGAGCCGTCCGTACAAAGAATAATCTCGTTCACCAGTAATCCATTCAGGTAAGCCCCCGTTGAACTGTTACCGTCCGTACCCACAATATGTTTCAATGTATAACCGTTTTCTCCGGCTACAGACAAGGCAGTCTTGGAACTGATTTCTTTCTGCCCGGTAAACGCCCCAGTAACGACTAATTCTTTTTTAATAGTCTGTTTTGAAAAAGGAGTCTCCAGCAATACGGCGTAACGTCCGAAAAACTGATCCGCCAGACGGGGGGCATAGTCTGCCGTTAACTTAATAAAAGACGGCAGTTTTCCGGTTACTGCATCGTTCACGTCCGGCACGCCCGTACCTCCGCTGCATAAGTAACATGTCCGGCCACATTTATTAATGTCATTGGCATAGGTCACCGTTTCATGGCGGTTGGTTTCATAAATGTAGTAAGGCATGACGGCATCCCGGCAACCTCCGAAATAGCGTACTTTACCATTCACCCAGACATAACCGGAACTGATTTCGGCGCCGTTTACCTCACACCCCGAGATGATAAAGTTCGAACAGCCATCGAACAAGGCATTGAGACTCAGGGCGAGTTCTTGCAAATTAAGCACATCATCCGAATAGGTATAACGGCCACCCGTTTCTGCTACATATTCTTTCATTACTTCGTCTTGTTATTAGGTTCTATTTCCTGCCGGTCGATTTTGATTAAGTAAGTTTTTCCGGCTATCCGGTAAGTGTTGACTATGTATGACAGCATATAGACAAATTCCTGCATGTTGATACGCACAGGAGGAACACAAACCATAAAACTGACTTTGTTAATCAACTTCTCTTCCGCATACAGATAAAAAGGACGGGGCTTTTCCTCTTCTTTGACGGCTGTTATCTCCTCGTTATTGTACCATAGGGTAAAAGGACGGCTGCCCGCTGCACCCTCGTGATAAAGGCCGACTCCAATGCTTTCGCTGTCTTTAATAAAGATACGGTCACGATCATCTTCCAGGTATTTCCCCAATTTGTAATTCAGGAACCATTCGAAACAGATAACCTGTGAGGTCATGTGTGCCTCGACATGTTTCTCCCTGGCAAAAGATTTAAACCGTTCATTCAATGTCTTCAATGGCCATACAAGGCTTTGCAGGAAAAGGATATACCGCCGCCCCGATAAGTAATGCGGAACAAGGCGGTTGATCAGTTTGTCTGTTGGCAGATCGTATCTCATTTGTTGTCAACTATTAAACGTATGGATTCCCGGAATGTAGGCAGCCCGCTTTCCTCATCCTTTCCCGTTGATTCTTTGATGTAACCTGAGGACGTATAGGCCATGCGCCCGATACGTTCAACCGGCTGGAGTACTCCGTCGCGGTCGTAGCAGGCAAGGTAAATACCTTGTTGAGGGACAGCGTCCGTGTCGATATACACATCCGTGACATGTGCCGCCTGACGGATAGCCGCTATCACTTTAGATACATATATCGCGGCATCAAAGTCGATGTTCATCACATATTCCTTCAATTCCGCTTCGATAGCATCATACATTTCAGCTTCTGTCACCGCTCCGTCGTAATATACGGTTACACGGGGGACCAGTATGTCCCCCTTGGATGATATGACCTCCACACGGGTGCCCGCAAATTTGATTTTACCGATGTAGGCGTTAACGGGTATCAGGTCCTCCGCTGAAATGGCCGACAGATTACCTTTTGTCCCGGTAGCAACTTTTAAGACCAGCTTGCTGTCAAGATTCGTATCATCCGTACTTTCGATATAAGATACCTGGGTGATGATCCGTTTCGACTCATCAACAGAAGCATAACCGAATGCCAGGCCGTCTTCACGCATGCTCAATTCGTCTCCCTGCTGATATTGTAACAGGGCTTTGGCATAATAAGTAGGTGTCCCGTTGATGCGATTGTTGATAATCGTGGAAATATCTACGGCAAACACATCCAGCAATGTCTCAAAGCTGTGTATGACTGTGGCCACTACCCAGGTCATACCGTTGAGTATGCTCAGTTTCGAATCACTGGCAAACTCTTTCAGTTCCAGGCGTTTGTTCCGCTCTGCAACCGCCTCGTTATAGATGTCACGTATGGTTCTGCTCATACTTCCGTAGTGTAAATCTGATTGTTGATAATGAATTTCCATGCACCGCCCTCGTTCCATGCCGGCTCATGCGTGATGACCCAGACAGCTTCCATACCCGAAGTTATCCGGTAACGTCCGTTCTCATCCCGCTGCGGCTCCTGGTATACACCGCTGGGACACACGGAGAACTGCATCTCGCAATGACGTCTCTGACCGTAAACCGCAACCAGTTCCATCAGATACCCGTCCAGAACCGAAGGCTTTACGGAAGCACCCCTCAAATCCAGCCGCATCAGGTTCAGACAAGGAAGCAAAGGCAAAAGACTGGAGGTTCTTAAACCACATAAATCCGCATCATATATTGCAGTCATCATCTGTAGAAAATCCACCTCCAGAGAACCTTCCCTCATTACAAGCTCTTCAACGGCAGCAGGACGGAACAGGAAAACAGAAGAGACCTGCATATCACTCAGGTCCAATCGTACAAACGAGGCATCCGTATACCAACGGACTTGCCGCTGCTCCCGCACCTGATTATCGAATATATGGGTGTAAGTATGCAACTCGCGGCTTAATTCGACGGTTTCAACCGAAGTGTTATCCCCCCAGTCGATCTCCACCTTTCCGCTGCCGGAAGCTACAAAACCGACTGAAGTAAGGGTGTTCTGCTGATGAAATAAGAAAGTATACGGCAGACTGGAATACTTGGGATAGACAGACTGCTCACCATTTGCCGGGACAATACCGTGCTGACGGTTATAAGCCACTATATCCTCATTGATGATAAAATCATCCGTATAGATCAGCTCGGCCCCCGTTTGCAGGTCATCAGCCAGGGATAAGCCCGTGTCGTTTATCAGCAAGTCTACAATTCCCTCGACAGAGCCGTACAGATCGAGAGCTATATCGTAGAGATTTTGACCGTTTGTTACTATATATTTACCCATTCATATCCTCCTTTTCTTCCACTTCCAGTAAAAGTTCTCCGGTATTGGAATCCATATAGGCATTTTTTATAACCATATTGTCCGCCGTAAATTCCGATTGTAATTTGGCGGCAAGCCCGTTATTCTCCAGATTGGAATGGAGATAGTCTATAAGCCCGACTCCCGTTGTCGGGTATTGGTATAGATTACCCGCAGCGGCTTTTAATAAAAACACTTCGTTTTGCGCCTTTGAAGGACCGATACAAAAATCGGTTTCCGCACCGCTATATAACGCAAAATAACCGTCGCGCAGAATCAGGTTAAAATTGCAATCTGCGTTATACGTCATCATTTCAGATAACCGTACATCCGTTCGGCTTCCGTCTTCCGCTTCACGGCACACGGGAAACCAAATACCGTTATTGAATTCGTTTACCGAATATTCGACACTTCCGGAACCCGTTTCCTGCCTTAACCGCACCACCAATTTTTTAAAAACAGCGGAGTAAGGAATATGTAAATGCATCCCTTTCTCATCCCGGTAGTTACGAATAAATCCGGCAGGAACACTGATTTCCCCGTAACAGCAATTGTCACCGTCAGGCCCTTCGGCATCGTCAAGCATCCGGAAGTTGTAGATAGTCTTGCCGGTAAGGTTATCCGTTGTCTCGACCTCCCCATATTTCGCATCCATTAAAATATCCTGTCTTGCCATTATTTTCTTTAAATAAAAATCCCCGGTCAGTTTCGGAGTGACCGGGGACGCACTCTTTCCCTAAAGAGTAGCTGTTGGCAGATTGAATGGTTTAACCCTCAACCAGAGCATCATATACTTTTTCCACAGTACCCCACATATCGTCAGGAAGTTCCTCGTCTGCCATCTTTTCGCAGGCCTCCTGCAGATATTTCATCTCATCCTGAGAGAAATCCACATGTAAGGGCACTTCTTTTTCCACATCCCACTCGATGCGCTTGGTCTCTTCATTCTCATGAAGGTTAATTTCACTACGCTCTTCGTCTGAAATCGCAATCTTCCGTAAAATCTCCTTTTTGTGATTAAACTGCCTGAAATTCCCGCGCTGCGGCAGAAAAGTAGGCAAATAAAGACGGTCTTTGATACCTAACTCCATAAATTACCTGTTTTAAGATTTTTCTGTTAAAATATTCTCCCGGATAGCTTTCAGAAAAACATCAAAATCCGAGAAATAAGGGCTCAGGTTACGGTCTGCCGGCATATTGCAGGTGACATAGCCTTGCTCCAGATAGATGGTTCCGACAACAACCTGGTTACCGGATGGATCAGCCTCACGCTCCCGGACTGTCGCCTGCACACGGCTCAGTTCCCCGTTCATGGCGGAATACTCCAGGACATAAATCCCATTAGCAGTTTTTTCTTCTGCTGTCTTAGTCACAGTTACATTTGTTATATTCATAAGTTATTACTTCTACAGCTAAAGTATAGGCCCACAAAGTTTCCATAGTTTTAAGTGTGGTGTGTTATTTACCAGACATTGCGTCCCATAATGATGAAATCAAACGCCCCGGCGTCGGCCTTGCCCGAAGAACCGATATTCTGGATGACGAAATAAGTGGATGTGCGCTCAAGCAGACGAAAGAAACCGTAATAGGTGGTACTCGACCACAAGATGGCCATCACCGTGTAGTTCGTATGGTTCAGATTATGGTATACCCGGTATTTACCGTCTCCGATATGGCTGAAAGAGGAGATTGTCAGCCCGTCACCCCAGACTTTGTAATAATAGTTATTATAGCCGACTGAATATTTACAACCGACATACAACACTCCGGGGACACACCAACGCTCGCTCGAACGCTGCCCGAACTGTACAGGTCCATACGATTCGATAGCATATTTTGAACCGGCATTGGCCAAAATGTACATGCCCCGTGCACCGCTGGCATAAGTCTGGATGCTGATGCCGGTACGGGAGGAATCGGCACGCATACTGATTAACGCACTGCTGGTATTGATATACAACGACGCACTTCCTATCATGGAGCTGAACTCAATACCGGAATCGGACGCTGTATTGACCAGTTTATTGCCACTGATGGTAAAACCGGCTATTTTTCCCGCAGTAGCCGTGATTGTCCCGCTCATTGTTACGTTACCGCCCGTGTCCCAGCTAATATTCTGATTGGCAATATAACCGGAACCGTCCGCATTGAACTTGATTTTACCGCTTCCGAACATGGCAGAACCATCCGTATTCAGCGCCCAATAATCCGCATTTGTCGAACTGTTGCGATTATATATATAACCATTGTTCTGGATGCCGATCGTATGGCCGGCCGTTACATTCGTGCTGTATAAGGCGTGGTCGCTCAGGGTAAAGCCACCGATACGCCCACCGATAGCAGTAATTCCCGAACGGTCAAGGGTAACCTTTACAGCATTGCCCGCATCACGTACGGATATGCTGCCGTTATAACTGCTGCCGCCAACTACCAGCGCACTGTCGACAACCACCTGACCGGCACGTACTGTTCCCGTATAAATACCATTTCCATCTATTGTCGTCGTATATTTTTCCGTGGAGGTTACATCAAACACAGTCGCATAAGCAACGGACCATTGCACAGGACTGGCGGTAGAACCCACAGCCCCGGTCAGGGCAAAGAAATTCGTGGATGAAAAGCCCGCCGTGCCACACGTCACCTTGCAGACATATTCCCTCCATTCTCCTGTACCCGCTGTGGAGGTAAGCCATTTTTGAGAGCCGCCGGTACCGATACTGTTGGAATGGTAACTGATTTCCCGGCCTGAAGGAATGCGGGCTATTATTCTTGCGACAAATATTTTCCGGTAGGAAGTCATATTGCCGAAATAGAACCCGCCGCAATAGGGGGAAGATGTTCCCGTGTTTTTGATTAACAATACATATTTACTGTCATTCGGAGCCGTGCTATCCTGTTGCCGAGTAATAGTAACGGTTCCGTTCCCTGAGTTATTATATACATTCACGCTGTTATTGCCATTATAGAAAGTCGGATCACGGTACAGCATTTTGCCAAAGGCCATGGCCGAAGCCAGTTCCTGCGTTGTCGCAATCCCGCTTGCCCAGGCAGAAGACACGGACGAGGCAAAGGTCACTGTGCCTGAAGCATTCCACGAGATGTTGCCGCCTGCGAGTTGTCCGCTGCCGTCATTGTTCAACTTCCACTTCGTACCGTTGGCTATCGAGCCGTCACTTCCCAGTGATATATTGTTTTTCCAGATATGGTTATGGTCGAACGCCCATCCGGCAATCCGGTTATATACCTCCTTGCCGCCGGATTTTGTATAATTTGCCGACAGGCAGAAATACTCCGTATTATCCCAGGCCATCATCTGTATACCGATAAATCCCGTTTTTACCGTACTGCCGCTGCCGGCCACCTGCCCGAATACAATATGTCCCGCATTGCCGCTCTGATGCCAAGTCAACGCGACACCCAACGGTCTGTATGCTCCGGTATACCAGTAGCCACTGCCAGCCGAAACTGAACGGATCTGTAACGGGGTAGCACCGGCCCCGCCGATTGCACCTACACTCATATTATCACTCCCGATGGTAAATCCGCCAATCCTGCCCTTTGTAAAAGTACAAGACAAACCGTTGATGTAGTCTGTATTGATAATGCTGCTCCTGATACTTGTCGCATCCAGCTTGGTGGCGCTGATACTGCCGGCAGCTATCCGGTCTGCCGACAAAGTTCCCGATTGGATGCTTGAAGCGCTGATATTTACCGCATTCACCTGGGCGGCAGTCAGGGTGCCCGTGTAAATGCCCGTCGAACCGATATAAGTCAGAGGATGCTGTGTCAGCGTGGTATCCGTCGACTGAGCCAGAGCTATAAAACGGTGACGGCGGATTTCATTCTCAACAACGGAGGTAAGGGTTCGTGGAGCCGGGGCATAAGATTTACTGTCTCCACTTTGAAATATCAAATCCGAACTGTAAGCAATCTGGGGAGCAGCCGGTATGGGCGAAGGACTGTAGGAGGTATTCTCGATGCTCTGGTCCGAATAAAGGTGATAAACGGCGCCCGTAGCGCCGCCCCCACGCAGAAAGACAGCAAACATGCATGAGTTACCGCAATGCACCGCTCCGGCAAACATCCTTGAATAACATTCGGACAACTCATAAATGTCCCACGAATAAGATGCACCGCCCCAGCCACCGAAGTTCGTCTTTAACAACAATATCAGACCTCCCTTATGGGTTGTGCTGTTATTGTCCCAATCCGCAGGGGCCTGCTCCGAATAGGAACGGCGTATCAGGATGTCCCGCTTCACACTTTGCTCACCGCCTTTAAAAATGACAGGATAATATTTATTCGATTCTCCGTTTATGATGATCTTATTATAATAACGATAACCGTAATTAGCCGTTTTGGCTGCTTCGATGTCATTCTTCCAATTCAGTGAGACAGCGGCTGAAAAAGCCACCGTACCCGCGCTGTTCCAGGATATATTGCCACCGGCAATCTGTCCGCTGCCATCGTTGTTCAGCTTCCACTTCGTACCGTTGGCAATTGAACCGTCCGAACCCAGGCAAACATTATTTTTATATATCTGGCTGGCATTGATGGTCCAGCCCCCGATTTTCCCCTTGCTGAAGGTACATGACAAACCGTTGATATAATCTGTGTTGATGATACTGCTCCTGATACTTGCCGCATCCAGCTTCGTTGCCGTTATGCTGCCACTGGCAATCCGGTCGGCAGAAATTATTCCTGCCGTTATCTGCGAAGCGGTTATACTACCGGTATAAATCCCCGCTCCCGTAATATGCGTCACTTTAGGAAAACCCGAACCACCCAAAGCTGCCGTGATAGAATCGACAGGCTTACTCCAGAGTAAAGTCACGGTGGAGCCGAAGGTCACATTCCCGGAAGCATCCCACAAAATATTACCTCCTGCCAGGGCTCCGGCCCCCGTGGCTTCCAAACGCCACTTGAAACCGCGAAGTCCGTTTGAGCCCAAAGTAACAGATCCTGAAGCTGCGGTGAAATTTCCAGAGGTGTTGTTTTTAGTTCCCCGGCAGGCAGAATCACTGTCTATCGTCCAGCCGCCGACAGTCCCCCTGGTCACTTTCAGGGTAAGAGCCTCTATGTTCCCCGCAGTTATCAATGAAGCCTTCAGTGCCGTAACATCGAGGCGGCAGCGGCAATCGTCCCGCTGGTAATTTGTGAGGCATTCAGTTTCAGGGCATTCACCACATTCGCCGATAGCGTACCGGTAAATATTCCACTTTTATCTATATAAGTCAACTTGGTAGCCCAGCCTTCACTATTCGCCTTCCCGGCCAAGGCGTCTGCCACAACGCGGGCATCCGTCCCTGCTTTCTTCGCTTCTTCCACCTCCTTTTCAACATCTGCCTGGCAACGTACCCACGAACCCTTTGTCCCGGCCTGCAGGGAGACATTCCTCACATAAGCGATGCCTTCCGCCCCCGAATGTCCATAAATATAAAAGGATGCATTTTGGGCTAAATCGACCTCGCTGTCCAGAAGGAATGTATAAGATAACCGTTGCCACTGGTTCAAGACAGTCGGGGTCAGCGAATATGAACCGCTGTTGAAACCAGCTGCCGTTTTATTTTTCTTTGTGCTGTACAATCCGCCGTGTATAGTCATTCCAGCTGTATCCACCATCAGATCGGCCGAAAAGGTATAATAACACCCCGGCATGAGTCTTTCTTTCCGGTAAACAGAAGTGCTTATGCCCATCCAGCGCCTGGCGTATCCTACAGACGAATTTTTATTGATCAGTTCCAATACAGGAAAGCTGAACGTTGACACATTCAGATGGGCATGATATCCTTTTGACGGTTCTGAAACGCCCGAATTATAGCCTGTTCCCCAATTCCTTATGTCACAGTTTCCGTTTAATCCCTCATCCCAGCCGATATCGTTTTTCGTGGAATAATACCGGAAATCGCCATTCTGCAGTAAATTGTCACCTCCAACCTGAAGCTCACTGATTTTTGTATCTATATGGGCTGTCGAAGCAGAAATGGCCGCATTTTTCGCCGCATCCGCTTTGCTCTGGGCTGTGGCCGCTGCACTGTTGACAGCTTCTGTCTTTGCCTGGTTGATAGCAGTTGTCCACTGCAGGCTCACTCCGGAAGAAAACTCTATTTTTCCTGTTGAGGCATTATATTTAATACACTGTTCTCCATAACCAAGTCCGGCATTGCCCTTATTATCGACAAAGAAAATTTTGTGCCCTTCTTTAAAGCCGTAAATACCTTCGACCGTCTCGGTTGTGATACTGCCGGAAGAGCTTTTTACGCTCAATGCAAACTGTCCGATGGCTGTACCCGTTAATGTCCCGTCCGAATGTTTCACTCCGGCAAAAATTTTCGGGGTGATAACCGTCGTCTTGTTGATCTCGGTCTTATTGTTGTTCCAGTCATTGACCCAGTCCAATAAGTTCGAATCCACACCAGGGGTTCCGGCACGGGCCTTTGCCCAACCGAATGACAGGGTATAAGTGACTTCACCGATAATCACAGGTATAATCAGAGTTCCATGATCAGCCAAGACTGTCGTGCCGGCATTGATGGAATAAGTAACCGTCTTTTTTACGTTATCTATCGCTATTGAATTGAAGCCTGCTGGTTTGGAAATTGCACCGATTGAAAAATCGGTGTGATTTATATTCCCCTGTGTTACTTTGACCGCTGAAGTGACTGTTACTGCAATAGCGATAGTCCCATCGGACAAGGCCGGAAAAACATATTCTCCGACACTTTGACTGATATGATAAGCGTCATCCAGAGTCGTTATCGTAGCCTGTCCTTTGGCAACCAGTTCTTTTCCCATAACCTTTCCTTTTATTCAAAGAATAGGGTAAAAGAATAGTACCTGTTTAAAGAGGTGCAATACGATATTAATCAGAGACACGAAATTGTATTTGAGGAATGGTAATATACTTTATTCTCTAAAGTTTGTGTGAATGCTGAACTGATTGATAAGTATTTTGGATGTTTTATCTTTTCTAGGAATCTTATTCCGGAGATTCCGGATAACCTCTTCGTGATGGAAATAGTCGCTGAATAAAATGTCGTTCTTGCGGCAATAAGCGATGATTTCATACTCCATTTCCGTCAGAGGTGTTTTGTCGCCTTTTACACATAGCTCACGCCACATCTTGGCGGTCATGCCGAACATCGCCACATTCAGCACATCCGCTTCATTGGCATAGATGATACTTGCTTGTACAGACGTAACCTCTGCCGGGATAAGGTTCTGTTTGATGGCATCAGTATGTATACGATAATTGATTTTAGACAGTTCCCACTTGGCAGACCAGCCGGGTTGCTGTTGTTCCTCTGCCTTTAGCCGTTGAAACTCTTTGACTATATAAATCTTAAATTCAGAACTTATCCACATTGCAAATTCAAAAGCAATATCCTTATGTGCATACGTTCCGCCATATCTTCCTACTTTTGCTTGCAAACTTATAGCATTGGTCGGGCTACAAACTCTTTCACACTAATCTTAAAACTGTTAAGCCCCGATTAGTTTCTAATTGTGGCGAATTCGCCATAATTAAAATCGGAATTATATACCTTTTCCCAAATGCCGATAAATTCAAGTGTATTCCGGTTGCGTAGCCAATCTGTAATAAAGCCCCCGTCCTTTGCACGCAACATATTTGTCAAACAAATGTAGTCTTCACCATTGACGTTAACCACATTTATTTCAGTGTCTTTTACTGTATGTAATCTTTGCCATTTATATTTGATAATTTGAGTTCCAAATACAAAGGTAGTTATAATTCACAGAAATTTATATCCTTTGAAAAGAACTATTTACTTCTGAAAGATTACATATCTATATTGAAAAATTCTTCGAAATTCGGTTTATCGCTTCTATCTTGGTTTCCATTACCACATCGGCATATATCTGTGTCATGTATATATCGCTATGACCGAACAGCTTGCTAACCGTATAGAGTTCACCCCCGGCTGCCAATGACAGAACTTAGCGAAAGTTCACTTTGACACCTCACACATCAATACCCCCTTACCCGTAACATCGGCTTTCGAAACGGTTATGGATTTACCAGTATATGCCTTTACAACAGAAACCCCAGCTGAATTCCATAATTTCCAAGTATAGGTATAAGCACTTCCCGCACTGTCCAGTTCTTCGCCGTTACGGTAGAGTACGGCCTTTACATCCACATCATTGCTGTTGTTCTTGATGGTAAACCCTTTCTGACTCACCAAATCTACTGTTATGGGGTCCGACATATCCGAGAAAGAGATGATGTCGCAAACTACCTTATTAGCAGAAGCGTTTCCCGTCGATGTATCCGTATCCTTGATCGCACATTTAAACGTTTCGAAATTCAATACCGCATCTGCGGTAATGGTAATCTCGTTTGTAGTCCAGCCACCGGTTACACCGCGTGGATTCGTTGAGGTCAGGTATGCCCAGCCGACACCCAGCATCGAATTATAGTAAGGACAGCTTACAGCAGCCCCGGAAGCGACGGCAGCACTTAACACAGTGGTCAGCGTCACCACCTTTGTTGAAGTATTTATCGAACTGATCGTATATTGCGCCGAACCTATCGTTAGCTTTCCTCCGGCTTCCATATTCGTTACCGATGCTACGGTGATCGTAGCAGCACCGGCTGCGGATGCAGCGGATAGTGTGGTGGGTGCAAAAACTGCTGAATCTTTTATTCCCCAGGCATAAGTAACATTGGTTTTATCAATCGTCGCACCTCTCCATAAATCACAGTGTGCACGCAAGGCAGACACTTCATCGTTCTTGAACACAATTCCGTCAGGTGCATAGCATACGGCAGTGATTGTCGCACCGGCACTCAGGTGTTGCGTGAACTGAATGTCAGCACGAATTGGAATTTCAAGTCCATTCGCATCTATATAAACCGCTTCAAAGCTATACCTGACCTGCGGAGCACCGACGGTCATATGATTGGCCTTGATTGTCAAGGCATATTTGCCGGATGCCGCACCTACAGTACAACTGTCCTGTCCGCTTGTTATTGCCACCCCGTTCTTATACCACCGGGCCGACCCGCTTTTTATGCCGGGAGTCAGTGCCGGGGCATTTCCGACAGAGGTAATCTGGTCGGCAGCCGCCTTTCCGCTCACAAACAAGGAAGGGGTTAGTACCAGGTAAGGTGAGCTGGCCCAGGTCGGAGCATAAGTATTGGTATCTTTGTTATAAACCTGCGTTAAAGGTTGGTTGGAACCTACGAACGCCTGTAGGGATACTGCATCATTCTGATCGATGATGGTAACCTGACCGCGTGCTATTTTTACTGCCATACAATTTGTTTTTTAGGTTGTAGATATTGTAATTTCGCAGTCGAATACAGCTTTTGACCGGACATCATCTCCGGTAATCTCTAAAGTGCGCCCCATATGTTCCAATGAATTCCAAAGTGCATCACCTGCTGTATCGCGGCTGATCCTCGTCCATCGGTAATTATCTTCCAGAATTTCATCGGTTATTTCTATACCGTTCTCATAAACATGCGCCTTCAGAGTGGTGGAAATAACTCCGTTCCTGAACACAGTGCCATTATCCGACTCCACATATACAGAATAGGAGCTTCCCGCAGCATAGTGTTTAAAAACAGAGTGAGTTCCGCTATACTGTTTTTCACCATAAACGGCTGTATAGCGAAGGCTGAGCAGATCACGACCTTCCCAACCTTCAAAAACAGGGGTGAGACAGAAGGAACATTCATGACAATCAGTGGATTTCCACTGACCGTCTGACGAAAGGTATTCCCATCGGCGGTCAGTACCTTCAAAATTATATTCCGTTCCCACAATGGTAATTGAGGCCGGATCACATATACCCCCCTCCGGTTCTGTATAATGGAATGCATTACCTCCTTCAAGGTTCACATAGTAAGGTTTCAGGTTATCCGGAATCACCTCCTCCAGGTCTTCCCACCGGATAGTCACATCCTGCAGCGCAATCGTATCTTTCGTCCATTTGAAACGACCGCCGGCAAAATGACCGGTTCCGTCACGATTGATGACAAAACTCCCGTCACAAGAACTGATAGAACCGTCATCATTCAGACGCAATAAAGGATGCTGAATGGTTCCACCCACGCCTCCCTTACAAAACCAGGCCCCGTAGTCATCCGTATAGGAAAGAACTTCGTCGGTAGCCTGGTAGGGACTGGACGAATCGCCGCTTTCCAGCTGCGGGGCTGTCACACACAAACCGGAGATACCAGCCTGCAGACAAATATTCATTTCTTTACTGACAGACGGGCGGATAAAGAACACCACCTTATTACGTTGCCATTCTCCGGTAACGGCAAGGTCGATTGTTTGAAGAAAATATTCATCCTGATAAACCGAAACCTGCATTGCCTCATCACTTTTCATCCAGACAGAAAAACAATACAATCCTCCGGCATGCCGTTCACGCCATTCACCGGTTTGTATACGAATCTCACTCTTTACGGGAAGGCGGACCGCTTTTCCAATCCCCGCAGGAGTAGTTCCGTCAATTTCCGTTCCTCCGCTGAAACAACATTCCAGACTGTTGATAACAACATTCTTATGAATTTTGCCGACATAGAAAGTAGAGGCAAAACCATTTTTGTCCCCGGCTGTCAGTGTTCCGGATATATTCACGTCTTTAGTGGCATACAAACGCTGGAAATAAGCGCCATAACCTTCCAGAATACCATACACCGGGTCTATAATGCCACTCACCTTTCCCACACGGCTTTTGGTTGCCCCCGAAAAAGAAGCGACCGAAGAAAGACGAACAATATTCAGGTCGCTAATCTCGCACCAGTCTCCGCTTTCTGACAAATGCCCGGTCAGCTCCAGGCAAAGACTCCGGCTGTATTGACGGGGGTATTCAATGGTTATAACCCATAATTCATATTTCCAGGCTGTGCCGATATCCAGCGTATCGGTCCCATCCGTCTTTTCACCGTTGGTATAGCCAAATTGTATAGACACACCATGCAACGGTTTACTGGCACGGGACCGGAATGATACAAGCAAGCGTTCCGGGTGCCCGACCGCTTCTTCTATGGTCTGTTTCAGACCGAACCTGCCATCTGCAGGCAACACGGTATCATTCCGGCTGACCCGGAAAAGGCGTAATGCCTCATTTTCTAACGGCTTGTAACACACAGATATATATTCACTCCCGAAGCAGGTGTATTTACTTTTATCGGGAACATCTGCCATACCCCCGTCCATAAATGGATAACATAAGGACTGCTCGGTTGCCATACCGTCAACGACATCCATATAGGGAGCTTCACTATCGGAGGCCGTCAGATACAACGCTCCGCTGCGGTCAGGGTCTGAAAGACTGGTTACCCGGACAAAATCCAGCAATTCACCGTTCCGGGGTGCGTCACCATCCAACAGGGCACCGATAAAGTAGGGTGAATCTTTGCCTTCAATGACATCAATGCCACTCTCTTTTACTCCCATAAGAGTGTAAACACTGCCGTTCCGGTCGATATATTGCCGGCGTACAATATCTCCCGGACGCAGACCTTGTGTCTTGTCAGAGTCCGGTGAAATCCTTATTTTATAAGACTCATAAGAAAATACAGACATATATATTTATAGTTTTTCTACACTGTCGCCACTACAACTGTCACTGACCCAAAGGGAACCGTTGGTTACTGAGCTCTTCATCACCTCAAACTCATAAGCCCGGAACTTACGGCGTGCAACGATTTCATCAAAAGTGGCCGTTACACCGCCTGTCGTACGGTTAAGCATAATCGCCCAGCCACTCCCTGAAAAACCCGAAGAAAAGAGTTCGGATGAAAGATTGCCACGGAACGCACTGTTCCCATAATGCTTTATTCCTCCGGTAATCGCCTGCAAACGCGACTCTTCACTGAAGAATAGGGCACCATCTGTCAACCGGGTGTAACTTCCGTCAATTCCTATATGCCCATGCGCTTCCAGAGGAACGCCGACACGCAGAAAATCCGTGTCTGTATTTATGCATAAACTGAAAGAGTCCCGGCTTTGCGGTTGGTATAAGCTGGTGGACAGCAGATGTTCTATCCGGCTCGTGCAGGTTTGAATGGTACGGGTATCCTCTTTCTCCTGAATGACAAAAGAAACCAGGGAAATACCACCTTGATCACCATCCAGGTAGGCTCCGTCTGAGGTGCTGAATCGTAAACGTTTATGAAAAATGATTCCTTCATCACTCGCGTCAGTCCGGTAAGAAGCCAGCAAATCCACACCCCGGTTATGGCGTACGGTCAGTGAACCGGGGAAATATCCATCCCCATACCGGGATACAAGCAAATAATCCCCGTTTATATCTGAAATACCCGATAACAAACGGATTTTTGTTGTATGACCACCACCCAACAGTAAATCCCCGCCTATGCTTCCCAGTTGGATTTCTTTCTCACCGGACCGGACCAGAACCGGAATGCTGCCGATTTTAATGCCATATCCGACACCAAAAGACAAATAACCGTTCAAAGCCATCTCACCATGATCGATCTGAACGATTGTCTTTCCGTCACTTCCTAAATACGCTCCATATAAAGCATACACTCCGCTGGAAAAAACACTTTTTCCCGTCACATTCAACTGCCCGCCGATTGAGGCATCGAGCATATTCCAGTCAACGGTGCCCAAATTTGCATTTCCCGTATGATAAACATCATGACCGCCGACCTGCAGAAGGGCGGGTGTTATCAGAATGCCTTGTTCACGGTTTTCCCCGACAAGAAGTTCACCGGCGGATTGCATTTTTGCAACTCCGAAATCTATTTGTCCCGCATCAAAAGAAACAGCCCCGCTTACGGTATCATAACACAATACCCGACGCTCTCCCAAATAAAAGTTCCGACCACCCACGCGCAAATCACCATAGAGACGGACACCATAATCCGTTCCGGTAATTTCCCCCGCGTCGTTTATCTGCCGGTCCGTATAAACCGCCAGGACACAGGTGTTCCCAATCCCGGCTTCAAAACCATAGTTCGATCGCAGCATCCCGGTCATGGCGTCTCCCGTTTTTTTCAGGTAGTCCAGCAATATACCACCGCTTTCACCGCTGCCACTGCCTTCACCCGCTACACTACCGGCAATGGCAGAAGCAAAACCGTAGGCGGAGTTCTTCAACCGTACCGAAGTCTCGTCACCTTCCACTATTCCGTAAGGGTGTTCCTTGTCCTTGCGGTCCTGGGCATAGAAAAAATTATGATATAGCTGGCTGTAAATCGAATAGCACAAACCCGATTGATCCAACTGTTCTATATCAGGGTGTAATTGTACGCTCATTGGGTGTAGGAGGTTTTTGACAGAAACTTTTGAATCTTCGAGGTCAGCGTGGTAAAGTTCGGGAAATTTACAGCCGGCATGGTTCCCATAAGAGTCGGTGTACTTATCCTGGAACACTCTGTCAAAAAATCCAGCATCAGTTGTGCCAATTCATTCCCCAATACCAGCGGTTCTGTCGCGTTTTCATCACCAAGGGCAACTTTCCGGTCGGTAACAGTGATAGTTGTACCATTTACTTTCTGGATGATTTTATCTGTTGTCTGTTTTACTTCCGATTGTTCGACCTGATGAACGATCTCTTCCGCTTTTACACAGACAACCGCTTCCTTACCGCTTTCATTCCGTACCGTCGTCACCGCATCTTCCGCAGTATAGCGTGTGGAGCTTTCGTTTCCTGTCGTTTCCAGTTCATCATAATCCGGTGAACCCTCACTTTCAATATCCAGTTCCCCGGTTTCCCACACCCCGACACTTGTTTCCGTGTGCGCACGAAGTTGAATAACATCCGCATGTGAATAATTGACGATGTAAGCATACCGGGTCGCTGCATCCATAAAAACAGTCACATCCGAAAACAACGTCGGGACAATAAGAAAGCCTCCCTCGTTGTTTCTGGCCCCTGCCAGCAGTACGCCTTTGTGGATGACCGGTTCGCTGCTGGCTGTCTCATCCGGGAATTCTCCCACATCAACCGTGCCTCCGTATTCTTTGAATTCCTCATCATTGGGGTCTGAATGTATTTTTGCCACATAACCGTGTACCATTCTTGCCGTACCGATACCCGACATGCCGCCAGGGCTCATGGCTACACGTTCCAGGCTGCGTCCCAGCGCTATCTTACGGATCGCCTCCCGGATCACCCTGCCTTGATTATCTGTTGATTTTACCGTATCCATAAACTATTTCTTTAAGAATAGTGGAATTTATCCGCTAAAGTTGATGAGATTTTTTCGATTTAAACCGAAAAAATAATATAAAAATTTCGGTCGCAATCGAAAAATTCCTATCTTTGCAAAAAACTCATAGCCATGATAAAAAGAGAAATTCAAAATTCCATTCTTACTGATTTTAGACGCAAGAAAGTCATTGTCTTACTGGGAGCCAGACAAGTGGGTAAAACCACTCTTTTATCAGAATTACAATCTGATAATAAAAAGGTTCTATCGCTGAATTGTGATAATGTAGATGACAGATTGTCTTTGGAGGATCGTACATCTACCGAATTGAAATATCTCTTATCGTCTTATGATATGGCTTTCATTGATGAAGCCCAGCGAGTAAAGAATATCGGGTTAACCTTAAAAATGATAGGCGACCTCAAATTAAATACTCAAGTGATTGTTACAGGATCATCTTCTTTTGACATGTCTAACGAAATCAATGAACCTGCTACGGGAAGACTGATAGAGTACAACCTTTATCCTTTTTCACTGACCGAGCTTGCAAACAATACTTCTGAAAGAGAAGAAAAAAGATTACTGGAAAATAGACTTATTTATGGATTGTATCCGGAAGTGGTCACGGAACCAGCCGATGCAAAAAGAACATTGATGACACTGACCAACAATTATTTGTACAAGGACTTATTTTCTTATAAAGGAATGAAAAAACCGGATGTAGTCCAAAAACTTGTTAGGGCCTTGGCATTACAGTTGGGAAGCGAAGTTTCTTACAATGAGTTAAGTAATCTTTTGGGGATAGATAAAGAAACAGTCGAAAGTTATATTTGCTTGCTGGAAAAATGTTTTGTTGTATTCAGATTGGATTCTTTCAGCAGAAATCTCCGCAATGAAATAAAAAAAGGAAAAAAAGTCTATTTTTATGACAATGGCGTTAGAAATGCAGTTATCTCTAATTTTGCACCTTTAGAACTGAGAACAGATACTGGGGCTTTATGGGAGAATCTGATGGTCAGCGAAAGGATAAAAAGAAATGCCTATGCAGGAAATTATGCACAACTTTATTTCTGGCGTACGCATGACCAGAAAGAAATAGACCTTATTGAAGAAGAAGATGGAATATTGAAAACATTCGAGTTTAAATGGAATGTCAAAAACAAAAGTAAACAACCCAAAGTATTTATGGAAACTTATCCAAATACGACTTATGAGGTTGTCACACCGGATAACTTTTGGAATTTTGTAAGATAAGGATTTGATATGAAGATATATGCAAAAGAGGCTGTATTCTCAAAATAAACGACCTCTTTTGCGTTATAAATTAATGTATACGGTAAGGAATAGAAATCTTCTGCCGGTATCCGTTTGTCCCAAAACTCGTCGTCACTTCTTCCACCAGGAAAATCCCTTCCTTCGACGGATTGCGGCAATCTATAAGTTCCACCTGGACTGCCGGAGATAATCCGTAATCCCCGAATATGGTTACACTTCCCGATATGCCATTCATATTGTAGTTCCGGAAATATTCCGTCGTTTCTTCAACAAGCTGGTCAGAAGTAATGCCGATATGCGGTGACATGTAAGGAACCACGGTATATGTGCTTAAATCGACCTTGGTCTTGGTCTGAGCTCCCGATGCGGTTACATTACCGGTCAGCTTATGGCTCTTCTTTGATATCTGGGTGGCATTCACCACTTGAAATTTCTTGCTGCCCTCCACTGTTGCGTCATATTCCGGATTCATCCGAACGGTTACTTCAAAAAATTTTTCGTCTTTTCCCAGAGCTTTCCCCGTAACGGCTAAAAAAAGGGGATCGGTTTTGACCACTTTCAGATCACTCCGGGCAACATGATAATCAAAACGGATCGGATAAGGGCCGCTGCTTTCATCTGTTGGAAATATCGGTTGTGCCTTACTGGATGAATAAGGACGGCCGATGGCGATAGAAGGCATTTTTCCCTCATCTTCAGCATCATATTTAAGGAAACAGTACAACTTGTATTTTGACCATTCCGACAATATGTCCGCTACGGTAAAGTTATCTGTTATCTTTATCTTACCGACATGGATCTCGAACTTTTTAGTATCACTGTGTATTTTAAATCCGGTATCTTTCAGCAGATTGTATTTCCCTTCCAGTATTTCATTCACCGTAGCTCCGGAATTCGGGGTTTCAAATTTAGGTGCCTGTTTCAGCTTTAATTTGTAAGCCATATTTTCGCATGTCAGTTCCAACAGGCCGTCTGAATTGTAACCGGTGATATAGCCGTCGAACATATTCTTCAACACCCCGCTATAACCCAGCTTGATGTTTATACGTTGTCCGACTTTAATGGTGGTTGTATCCAGAATATTTTGTGAACTGCGCTTCTCTATAATTACCCCGTCCTGCATGATTTCAGTTGTGATCCTCGATATATCTTTGCCTTCCGGTGTACCGTTCCCTAAAATAGTGGAACGGCAAACCGTTCCTTTCGGAAATTTAAGCCTGGCTGTTCCTATCAGTTTCTTGTAGCTTTCGGTAATCTCAATTTCGGACACCTCCGTAATTTCCATGCCGCCGTTTATCCTCATGGGATTGTCCGCATCGGCATCCCCGATAGTGATCCGGCAACAAAGTACATCCATCCCCTCTATAACCATAATTTAGTCAGATTTAGCAATGACGAGGGGTCAACAACCTCCGTCCCGTATTTTACATATTTAATCCATTTGTTTGTATGCTTGATGGCTGTATCCACTTTTTCCTCCTCCGCAAGTTTTACCTGAACCGCCTCTGAGGGCTCTACCGCTACGCATGACAAATTATAGGGCTGAATATTGCGGTAATCGCTTTGCGATAAAGAATAATTCAGAACAATCAGTTGCGTTATCCCGAACTGACGCAGGACAGTGTTATCACAATCCAAAACACCTTTAAACTGCATCAGCCTGAGAAACTTTGAAACCTCTGATTCAGGATACACATCCGGATATTTCGAGGTAATCTTTCCGCTTATGGATATCTCCAGATCTCCGCCGCTTATATATTCCTTGCGGGTAAAATCCCGTCCCTGGACTGTAGTCTGAAGAATGTTGTTTTTGCTTGACACCTGTACATGGGGCTGTAAATCCACGAACGTGACCAACCCATATTGACTGTTCGGTTGTATCTTACAATTCTTGTTGTCGTAGTAGCAACCCTCCGCCGGTATTTCCAATTCCAGATAATCGGCAACGGTACGGCCTACAATACTGTCCGTGTAATTTTTTTGGGAAGCGACTGCCTTTTGCTCCTGAATCAACTGGTAGTATTGCCCCGTTTTGTTGGCTATACTCGATTGTGACTGGCTCTGCAAATATTTATCCCGCTCTTTCTGTTCCCAATATTTTAAATAACGCGGGTAAGAACGAAGCATACCGTAAGCCGCCTGAGAAACGGTTTGTATCATGGCACGTTTTAATAAATCATGCCGTTTTGAGAAATATTGCACCTGGCCGTCCTGAAACTCAGCCAGGCCAAGCCCAAGGGCACGCCGGACACTATCTGATATATAACTGCCCGGCGTACCGTGTCCGATAATACCGCCACTTAGTAATGTTGATGCTGCTATATTTATTAACCTGCTCATATTCTATGTTTTATCCATTCCACGAAGAATCGAAATCGTGCACGACATCTATTAACAGTTGTGCCAGTTGCTCTTTCAAATTTTGTACCTCCGCCTGCCGGCCTTCAGGAGATTTCATCAGATCGATAGTTCCGATGCTCATCAAATTCGATATATTGACAATAACCTGCTTGGGAGCGGCTGAAGATAATTTTCCAGTTCCGGAATAGTTCCCACCCGCACCACCGTCATCCAGGCCCGAATTGGTGATAGGGTTCGTGTTAAAGGGCTGCATATCATTATTTCCCGGTTCATTGCCATATAAATCAGGAGTAAAACCGGCTGTACGCAAGATGTTTTCTGCCGCCTCCGCTGATCCGCCAAGCGTACTGCGGGCGCTGGAAAGGAAACGGATCAGGCTGTCACGAACCACTTCAAAACCAGCCAGCTGATCCACCCTCTCCTGATCTGTCGCCTTTGCGCCCAATACCTTTTGCCGCCAATGACCTGTAGAATCCAATGAAAAACCTTTTTCCGTAAGCAAGCGAAAATCAAATCCACCCGTTTTCATGAACTCCCGGGCTCCGTTTTGACTTGACAAGGCTTTCAGGTAGACTTCTGCTGCACGTTTTATCTCCGGTACTGTGACATTGTTCTGATATTGGGCATAATCAAAGGTATGGGCGGCTTTCACCTCATCCATTTCACCGAGTCCTTTTATATACCGGATCTTTCCATCCTTACCGACATGCCATAAGGATTTATCCATTGTATTATCCGCCTGCCCATACATATTTTCTATATTCTGCATAAAGGCACGCACTTCCAAAGCCGAGGATTGTTTCCCTAATTTTGCAAAAGCGGCATTGATGCGGCTCTGGCTGTCACGGCGGGCAATCGTCTCGATGGCGGCACGCACGTCATCCTGATAGGCATCTGCAGGAGTATACAGATCAGACGTGTTGTTCATGCCAAAACCATAGCGGTTGACCTGACTTGCCCCGACCATTGAAAAATAAGAGCGCCACCAGTTACCGGTAAACAGACCGGTACCTTGCCCTGATGCTTCTTCAATGCTCTTTCCTTTTGTCACCTCATTCACAGCATCTTTAGTATCGACAGCCAGTTTATAAGTCTTGCGTAAGGATTCATAAAGGGCATCGATACTGGGATAACGGTACTTTTCATTACGGCTCAGTTCCTCCTGCATGGCATCTTTGGCCTCCTTGATCTTCCACGTTTTGTAGGCTACCCAGCCCAATGCGCCGACCAACGCGGAAATCCCGGCTGTAGCCGCTGCAGCTCCCATACTGATTGCACTAAGCGAAGCTGCCGCACCCGTCAGGCCGCTGCCCGTTGCAACCTGGGTTGCGAACAGGGCTTGAAGAGCATTCCGTGACCCCAAGCCCCCGCCCGAAGCAAGCAAGGCTTGTGTCATCGCCCCTTTTCCCGCAACGCCTGCACTGCTCAAAGCCGATACTATAGCCCGTTTATTTGCAAAACTGAGCTTGCTTATGCCTTTCAATCCGGTAAGGCTTTGAATCAGCTCTAAGGAAGAAGTAGCCGCAGCTTGTTTCCCAACGAACCCCAGGGCGATTCCCAAATTAGTAAGCGTACCGGCAAGTTTGAACAGCCGGGTACCTGCCAGTCCCGTAAAAATTATGGGTTCGAGCCAGTAATAATTCCGGGTGAACCAGGCACCGATATTGCCCAGGATACTAAAGATATCAAGCAATGTCTGGCCTATCGAGACCAGTCCCCGTTTAAACTCCGGCGCCTTGAACTTTTCCAGGAATGAATGTAAGGTAGTCCGGATGGCAGGCTCTAAAATTTCATAACCGCCCATAAAGCTCTCAGTCAACTGGGAAGTTAATTGTGCCCAGAGTCCTTTGGTTGTTTCCTGCTTAGTCTGTGCAAGTTCCGTTGAAATACCATAGGAAGCACGGTTCTGCGCTGTCAGCTCACGGAGCTTGTCATAGTTTTGCACAAACATCATTGCCGCATTCCCCCCGATTTTGCCGAAAACACTTTGCATATCGGCCATACTTGCGCCTTTACGGTTCAAATCCTCAAAAATATCCGCCAAAGGACGGAGACGTTCCACCTGCTTGCCATAAACATCACGCATCTCTGTAAAACGTAAGTCCAGACGGTCCATTACTTTCCGGGCCTCCTTGGTCGGTTTTGCAAAACGGGTGGACATCGCACGTAAGGAGGTCCCCGCTAAAGTCCCCTTCAAACCCATGTTCCCCAGCAAACCGATCGCGGCACTCGCTTCAGAGAATTGGACTCCGGCAGTGCGCAGATAACCGGCGGCCATCTTGTAAGATTCCGCCATCTCTACAATATTTACGTTAGAACGCGATACTGTCGAAGCGATAATGTCCGCAACAGTGTTCATGCTCTCGTTACGGATATCATAACCGGCCATGATATTCGTGGCCAGGTCAGCGATGTAAGAAACATCGTTATCACCGATGAGAGCCAGGTTCGTGATGGGACGGATGGACTTGTTTATGGTATCGATGTTCATACCCGCCATGGAAAGATATTTCACGGCACCGGCGATTTCCACCGCCGTATATTTCGTATCCACACCGATTTGACGGACATGACGGGCCATCAGGTCAAAACGGGTTTCAAAAGTCGACAGATCATCATCGGCTATGCGCAGGATAGAATGCGCCGATTCCATTATATTGGAATATTCGATAGCCTTGCCCAATTCCGAGCGCATCAGGCTGTAACCCATGTACGCATTGAGCATGGAGGCAAAAGGCAGGTTCCTTAACGACGGCGCTTTGGAATATTGTATACGGTTGATGGCGGCACGTTGCTTGCTCCGGTTGAGAGTCCCCACTGCCGTCTGCTCGCGTTGCATCATTTTCACGGACTGCATGGCATTGCGCCGCTCCGCACGTTCTGCCTCCTTCGCTGCTTTCTTCTGATCAGCCGCCTCTTTTTTTCTCTTACGCTCCGCAGCCTGTTCCGCCCTGCGTGCCGCCCTCTTTTGCTCAAGATACTCCTGCTGACGCAACCAGTTTGCATGGCCGGATGTTTCCCGGCGCTTCTGCTCAGCCTCCTTTTCCTCTCCAAGTATGCGTTTCTGACGAAGTTTTTCATCAAAATTGGCAGCGGATTCTGCTAGTTTCTGACGATGTAGCTGTTGAGAAGCATATAATTTCTCTTGTAATTGGGCTTGCGCCTTATCCGATATACGGTATTCGGCGGCATAAGGGATAACTATCCCGTTATTCCCTCTTCCTGTCATACCGGGTGAGTTCATTTGCAGCCCCAGCGTCATATTCGACGAGCCTTTGATGCTGTTCAGTAACGATAGGATCTCCAACAGACGTTCTTTCGCAAGGTCCGTCTGAATATTGACCTCACGACCACGCTGAAGGGATACTAAGGCTGCATTGATTTTACCCACAACTTTGGTAATGCGTTTTTGGGTTTCCATCATCGTATGAACGGACGAAGCGGCAGTTCGCTCTATGCCGGCTTTATTGGCCTCTGCGGTTTTCTTGTCTATCAGTTTTTTAACATTCGCTTTGATCTTCCTACTGTCCAAGGGCTGACCGGCATTGATGACCAGATTAAAACTCCTGGACATATTGCCGATTTCCCCCAATAACGTTTTTATGCGCTCTAATTTTTCTTCTGTTGTACCGGTATCGATATTCAGCTTATAAGCATAGCTACGCCGACGGCCTCCTTTGGTCGTGAAAATCTTATCTATTTTTCTCATCATATCCCGGATATTCTCCATGGTAGTATCCATGGTCCTCTTAGACATGATCAGCTTGCCTACTGCCTCGCCAAAGTTGGTCAACTGTTTGGTCCCTTCGGAAGCATCGACATTGATAGTATAATTTACCTGGTAATTCTTTTCTGCCATAATTCTTAATCTCCGGAAGAAGTATAGCCGGCTTTGGGAAAGGGGGATTAAAAAAACCTCCGCCGGCTTGAAAGCCAACGGAGGCAAAACATGAAGTCAATCTTCAGAGATTCTGAGTCAAACGCTTGATCATCATCTGCTCATGCAGCCATAAAGCTTCCTCACTTAGCATGGCAAATTCTTCATCGGAAATATTATTCAGGTCAACGCCGGGAAAGTAGTGACGGACATACACCATCCGCTGACGGATTCGCTGTTCATCCCTGACCGCCCAGCGCTCTATAAATTTACAAGAACTGTCTGACGGGTAGAGATAATTTCAGATAATTGTCCCATCAGCCCGAAAAGGAAAAGGCTTTCATCGTCCACAAGTTCTTTATCACCGTCTACAAAACAATCTTTCGCTAATGTACGCATAGCTACCACTTCGTCTTTCTTAGAAGCACTCATGAACTTGCTGAATTCCGGAAAACTCGGTTCTGACAAATAGGCTACGTAGACCTCTTTCTCCCCGCATGAGGTGTCGCCCCATACAACAATCGGGTACACCTTGCGCAATTTCTTTTCTGCCCTCAGTTCTTGTGCTTTTTCTTTGATCTGTGTCTCCATCTGGAGGCTCAATGTCTTTTCTTCCATATAGCTTTTCTTTTATGATTTGGAAAAGCATAAGGGAAAATACACTAAAATGGTCGGGCCTGAATAAAAAAAGCCGTGTTCAACACGACTTTTTTTGTTTTTTTAAACCAAACGCTTGATTTTTGATTGAATGATATCACACGAGACGGCACCCACAACCGTATCAACCACCTCTCCGCCACGAATAAACAATATAGTAGGCACACTGCGGATCTTAAACTTTACAGCAAGGTCATCGTTATCCTCGACGTTGCACATGCCGACATTTACCCGTCCTTCATACTCTCTGGCAAATTCGTTCATCATCGGAGTGATTGCCCGGCAAGGAGTACACCATTCCGCCCAAAAATCAATCACCAACGGCTTACCAGAACCGATTAGTTCTCCGAAATTCTTTGTCGTAATTTCTAACATGATTATATTTATTATATATCTTGCTTAAAAAAGCAAAATTATATCTTTTACGGCTATAAACAAAAAAAAACGCCACCATCCACAGGCGGCGCTACATGTTTTAACATCAAATGGTATCCCCGTCCCCCACCTGTATGTCAAAAGGATGCAGATCGAATTCGTGGGTGATGTTCGTATCGTCCTGCTGTGATTCCATCGCATCCTCACCAAAAATACATCCCTTCAAGGTAATCGTGGTAGTAGTCCAGTCATCTGAAGCGAGCGGGTTGGCAAACGATACGATCAGGTCGAATTCACCGATATCCATCAGACTTCCGTACGTGGATCTTAAAAGTTGTTGTGTGGCATAATCCATCGTAATGGAAGCCTCATAGGTTATATTTCCGAACCCCCTTGAAACCGGCTTACCCCCGAGACCGTAATTGCTCTCAATCTTGCGTTTTTTCGCCCACTTGATACTCGACACTCCTTCCAAAGTGGTACTTCCCTCATCAATACCGAGCGCTGTGGATGACAGGGTGATCATTGACCAACTATAAGCAACATTATTTATTACTGCCATATCCTTTTACTATTTTGTAGTTAGAGAAAGCCCCTCTTCGACGACAATCCGTACAGCAACACCTACAGGGACAATTACATAAGAGATTTTTAGAGTATCGTTCACCAATACATTCTGACTGGCATCAATGGTCACCGAATAACCGGATATTTCCTGGGCCGACTGCATTTTGCCAAGCACTTCCCCGACTAATGTTTTGAATGAAGAAATCTTGGATGCGGCCAGATAACCTGTACTCGGATTTACAAGTAAAGGAGCGTTCACGTATGGCAGCAATGCCTCCCGCACGGCACGCCGGCTTTTATTGATAGTCCGGTTACGGGCTATTGTCCGGAAATCGCCACTTGAGCAAGTCTGGTCTTTTGACACATAAATACCATTTTGCCGTCCGGCGTACCGGATTGGAAAAAGATACCCCTTATCGTCCAGATCATCCAACAAAACGGGCGAAAGGGACTCATAGCGATTAAGACTGATAAAGTTTTCCTCCGCTTCATCCAGATTAATATCTCCGAAGCCGAACTCGATTTCCTGGAAATCATCCGAAAAAAGATTGAACTGCTTAACCCAGGCAATTGACTCCTGAACACTGGCACGGGCAATAGCTCCCATAACAGCACCGAGAAATCCTACCGGACAATGGGTCTTATTGCGCATCTGCATCAACGACACTTGCTCGCTATGAGCCTGCCCGAAAATGGAACTGACACGACTCGCCTCGCAAATACAGGACGGAATCTTGTTCAGGTCAATACGGCGGCCTTCCGTCGTGTCGGCACCGGTGTTTGAAGGATTTGCACATAAAATCACGGATAAAGGCTGATTCTGTGAAGCTAACGTCTCCGCTTTCTCGTTCAAACCTTTCACTAGGTTTAAATTATATTTGCTTTCCGCACCGTTTGACTTCCACAGAGGTTGCTCTGTCCAGACACCTAACTGGTTTATTGTCCCTCCTGCAACCCGTTGCATCGTTTCAAGGGCATCCCAGGAGGCTGAACAATCCGCAAACATCACATACATCTTTCCATTATTGTTGGCAAACATACGAAAGAACTCCCTGATATGGTAAGCCGGTATCCCGTGCAGGAAGTTCACATCACTTTCTTCCGCTTCTGTCGCAGTAACCCGCTCGATAATACCAAAATCTTTTACGGCTGAAGACAAGCTCGTGATATACACCACGTCATTCAGCCTCAACTTTGCTTCATTATTCTTTCCGTAACCGCTGGTAAACAACTCCGGTTGAAGCGAGACGTCAAACAACAAACCCGTTATCTTTTCATTGGATGACGAAAAAGATTCATAAGGAATATTACCGTCAACATCTGTGATAAATACATTTCCCAGGGCCATCAGTCTTTTTGTTTTAGAGGATTGATAAAAAAAGGATTCTTATACAGTACCGCTCCCCTGCGGAGCATCGCCGGAGTATCCGGTGTATAACTGCTACCGTGACGGTCTATGTAGAGACTTTCATAATTCGGATACACCTTCAATATTTGCCTTACCTGCTCGTCAAGCACAAGGGTACCGGAAGATTCCAATGCTGTTTTCTCTTCCACCCGGTTGGTTTCCGCTTCCGGCCGGACACTTTGGATATCGGTTTCTGCCGGTTTTGTCACATTCTCCCCGGTCTGTCCTGTTACAGCCGGAGGATCTGGATTTACTTTCTTTGCCATAAGTCATAATTAAAAAGGGAACGGAGCTAATTACTCCGCTCCCGGGGTGAGATATTCTAAATCAGACGAAAGGTGTTATTCTGTTTTCTTGTATGCGGTATGCACGACAATCTCCGCAGGACGGACAATGTTCACGTCCATTTTCATCCTCATTTGAAAGAAGAACAGTTCGGAGTTGGCCTGCAACCGGTCAATCTTTAAAACTTCCGTATCGTTTGCGTAGTCAACGCCCATCCATAGATTACTGTCCATACCGGTACTGAATTCACCAAGGACAATTGTGTGTTCGGGAATCCCGACAATAGGGATAATTTGCTTGCCTTTAAAACGATAGCGGTTCACGCCCGTATTTTCCATATATTTAACCTGCTTGTCAGATAAGTATTGATCATATGCATCCCATGCATCAAAACCTATAACAAAAGCAAGGGATGCTTTCTTCCTGATCTGCTTGGGACATTTCTTCCACATAGCATACAATGCTTTTTCTACGGCGGCACCATCGGTCAGTTCGGTAGTTCCGGAAACAATACACTGTCCTCCCGCAATAGTCTGAGCATCAGTAGCGCTTACATTATCAAGAATACGTTTGATTACTCCATCAAAATATTTCTCCTTGTTGGAACCGATTTTTATACAACCCTCAGGTGCCGTAATCTTGGCATTGGCTTCGCCGCCACGGGCAGAGGTCCAGATGGCATTGCCGATATATTCGTTTTTCTTGTCCATCAGCAGACGCAGCATAGTCGCCTGAATGCGCGGATCAAGCTCTCTAAAGACTAAATTGCCGTCCGGCTGGGCGAAATTCCAGTATTTTTCGTAGTCCCGGGGATTAAATTCCAGATAAATCATAAAATCCGCAGGCTCCAGATAACGTTCCGTAAAAACGTACTCGTTTTCTCCGTTCTCACCTTTTGCCCCATGTACCGAAGCCGGGGTGGGTACATTATCCTGAATAACGTTACCCAACTTGACAGCCGGAAGCGTATACTTGTGCTGGATGCCGCTTTTAATGTGAATCAGACCTTCTTTAAAGGTATCGTTGCCTTGCGCGGTATAGGTCAACAAGTCCTCCAAAACCTCGCCATTGTAGCCGTTCTGTAAAAAATTCAATGTATCAGCCATTTTGTTATCGTATGAGTTTTTTTGTTGAAAAAAGAATCTCAGCCGACTGGCGGATACCCCGCACGAAGCAATGCTGCTTCCGGCACAATCAATTAATATCGGTTCCGGTTGGACCGGAGAAAAGAATCAGGACAGTTTCTTGAATTCGAACGTCGCACCTATTACCTCGGTGACCTTTTCAGTCATCACCTCTTCCGCACTCCTGGTTGCAGCTGATGCGGCTTGTACATTTGTTGGGTCCGTCGCTATTTCTTTGGAAATCTGTTCACGGGCAGGGATATTGGAAAGTGTCCTTTCGACAAGATCATAGTTGGTAGCAGCCATCTCCTCCCATTGGGCCATACTTTCCAGAGTGATCTTACCCGCTTTCTGTGCGGATGCGACCAACTCTTTTATACGTGCCTGACGTTCCGCTTCTTCCTTGCGCTCGTATTCGCCAAGGCGGGTGTTGGCAGTATCCAGATCGGTCTGCATATTCTGAATTGTGGCCTCTTTACCGGCAATCACCGTTTGTGCATCTGCCAGAGACTTGCTTACTTCCTTGTATTTCGCCTCGACAGCAATAAGATCGCTGACCCTTGACATCACATCTTTCACTTCATACCGGTCCTGCATTCCCAAAGCGGCAGCCACCGCACCATATTCGGGGGAAACTTTCTTTTCTTCGTTCATATCTGTGCTATTTTCCTTTTCGCTAAGAGTAGGGGTTACTGTGGAAAAGGGTTTATTCTCCGGAATCAACGATGTCGCTTCCGCACAAATACGGTTCATCAGCGCCTCAATATGCGGAATATCAGCATTGTTTTTTATTTCGCTACGGACCTTGTCACAAAGCTGCTTGGTGGTCTGAAGAACATTTTCTGCGGGGATGATACCGGCTTTGACAGCCCCCGCCGCATCGAAGAAAGTGCCGTCCTTACCGGCCTCCCCGTTCATTATGGCACGTATATGTTCCGTCTTCAGCCCAAAACGCTTACGGTAAATGGTTTCTATTTGCTTTGTAAAAGCAAGTACCATATCCGACGGCTGCTCATCCTCAGATTCCGGCAACATGGGGTTATGTATCATCAGAATGGCATAGTCGCGCATGAGCGAACGGTTGCCGGCAGCCCAGATGATTGACGCCATGGAGGCTGCCATACCTTCAATAATGCATTCCGTATCTATTTTAGAATTGTGGATTGTCGAATAAGTGGACATCCCGTACAATACACTGCCACCCTCCGAATTAATCATCACCCGAATGCAGGAAGGACGGATGACATTTTCCAGAAAATCAAACTCCTCATTAAAACGTGATGTACTTTCATCGGTTATCCTTCCGAAAAACCGGATAGTCGCGACTTCATCGGCCTTCGCCTCGCCGACAACAAACTGTAAGTGATTTATATCCATATTTTATCCTTTTTCGGAAAGTATAGCCCTTTCCTCCCCGGAATGTTCAAATTACCGGATCACTTGTATTCGCCGGAACAGTAAAGCCCCGGGCACATTTACCCGAAACCGCTTACCCCCGCGTCTCATCCGTAGGTGTATCATCCCCCTCTTCCGGTGTTTCCGTGTCTTCATCCACCGGCCAGTCATAGACACTGGCATCATTGTACCCGGGTTCGGGATGATCACCATGTCCGCCCTCATCATGCCCCGGTGCATCCGAATGGTTGGTGAAGGGTGGCATGACCACATAGCGCTCCACCCAGTTACGGTATCTGAAAGCGGTACTGTCACGGAACCAGACCTCATAATCTATCCAATAAGCCTGCAGCATATTGGTGGTAAGCGGCATATCGAAATAAGTCAGATTACATCGCTCGCTCAGGGCCGGTTCATATTCTTTGGCATCCTGAATGGCCATGTTTAAACGCTGAAACACAATAAACGGGTCACATTCATGTTCAGGATCGGAATTGTTGAGCGCATTGAGGATAAACCGTACCCGCATGGTCGCACGCCCCTCCCCGACACGTTGCTGCTGCACCAGATAACGTACATTTATGAAATGAATAAAAACGGCGGGAAATGCAACCTCATATTCCAGATTCTCATCCCGGACAATACGGGCGAACTGACCGTTGTCTATGGCAACAGTCTTGAATAATTCCTGAGAATCCGGATTATCCGGGTCCTCCCGTATGCCTTTTATCGCACGCTTCACCGCCAGATAAACATTCACGATCGGATTATCCGCATATTCCTCCGGTTCGGTTACGGACGGAACAGAGGGGGCAACCGTTTTTTCTGATGGGGTCTTGTCTTTTATCATTGTGGAAAACCTTCAAAAATCATATCTAAAAAATTACTCTCTATATAGTCATCAACAGCATCGTTTAAACCGATAAACTGACGATGTACCGGACGACGATCCGAATATTGGTTTACAGTATAGAGCCCGAATTTCGGGTCTGTATTATGTACTGCAGCATAATTCGCATACCCCTTTTTATGCCTGCCTCTCTTTTTATCTATCGGAACACTCTTCTCTGTCGTCCAGATTGAATATTTCGCACCCTTACGGTAGATCCGGGTCCGGTCATCACGCCTGCCGGTAATATCTATACGCTCCACCTCCGACTTGATCGATTTTGACAAGGTCCCGCTGTCAACCATCACCGGGTGCGTGAAACGCTTGCCCCAGCGGGAAGTCCTCGGCGCCCATTTCGTACCACAGAAACCTCCCGAAGAAAAAGAAGAAACAAACCGTTTCTTGCTGTAATCTCCCGCAGCAGTGGCAAAATCAAAAGTGTTATTCTCCAGCTTACTCGCCATATAGGTGTTCCATTTGCCCACCACCCATTGGTTGCAAAACTCATCCAGCGTTAACTTTTCCATGACAGACCGAATTTTTGTTTTATATGTTTCCCGATTTCCCGGACCTTATCCGGTATCCTGCGCTGAAAATAGGGATGTGCATCTGTAAATATCCGGCCCCCGGCAGCAAGGCTCTCCGAAAATATCGGATTTACAGCCGGTTTACGCCCGTTTTCTTTTGAAGGCAAGGCCCCATACACGGAACCGAAACCATCGGCTATCAGAAAGCACCGGCACCCCCATTCAATAGGAGGTATCAGCTCCACGGGAAACTCACGCTTCGGATAGGAAACCCCTTCCCAGGATTCGTGCCAGGGACGGACACGTTCGTCACCTTGCGTCATAAAGGTGATTACTGTGCCGGTATCCACAACCAGCCACCAGGCAGCCATTTCCGCAGCAAACAACACGGTGGAGTTTTCCTCCCTTGCATAAGTCAGGTTATACCGCCCACAAACGGATTCATATTCCTCCAATTCACTGTAATCCAGTTCTCCGGGCAGTTCCTGCATCATGGCAAATTCTTCAGCTACGGCAAAATCCACCAAATTATCAATTGCCGCGACTAGAATAGCACTTTGCTGACGTTCCCTTTCAGTTGTAAAGGCATTGTAATTCCATAAAATGTCCAAAGCGCGGTCCAGGTCAATACGCAATCCTTGTAAAGCACGGCCAATCAAAAAGGAAGCCCGAAGGGAAATAATATCTTCCAGGATCTCCAGACTTTCAGCATCTGTTTCTGCATCAACAACCATGCGGATAAATGCAGCCCGGATAAGCTCGTATTCCTGACGGTGTACATCTTCCTTGTTTTTTTCCGGCACACCGTTTGTCGCAGCATTCACGGCTCCGAGGTCAGGGAATGGCAGCTTGCCGTCTACTCCATTCCCCGGAGAAAATTTGCCACCTTCACCCCCCGGGGGTGACCATAACGCTTGTAGTACTCTTCATCCGACATCACATGACGGTCATTTGAACCGCCCCCCAAAATATCCACACCGGCACTGTCGGTAAATCCCATGTTGCCATTCGTGATGACATTGAGCTGCTTACCGACATTAATACCAAACTCCTTTTCAATCTCATCCGGGCTGACCTCATACTTATCCGTTATGAGTGAATACAATTTGATCCGGTCTTCATTGTTCATTTCTATCCGGTTGGAATATTTAAACTCCAGACCGGACTTAATGTATCCCAGCCCCACCAGACGGGGGATAATTTCCTCATTCATGACATTCTCAATGAAACGGCGGTAAACCTCAATCCGGTCACGGAACACATCCTGATGGGCTTTTGTGGAACCAACATAAGACTGCATCTTGCCCGCCATGCTCTGACTGCCCACAATCAGATTGGAAACCTCTTCGTTGGCAAAGTCTATCAATCCCGTGTATATCTTCTCGGAGTTACTCATTGTGAACGTCTTGATATCCACCTCGTCTTCAAGACCCGTTACAACTATCTTATTCTGCGCGGCATTGGCAACTTCGTTGGCCAGCCGCTTGCGGTCCGAATTACTTTCAGATACCGTCTTCGCATGTATGATAGGCTGCCCATACGTATGACTGAAATTCACGTAATTGGCCAGGGTAAATTTCTTTGCCAGAATCAATGGAGTCGTTGCAGAAAACAAGCCCAGTTCTCCCGTGTTAATCAGCACGTAATTATTTTGATAAGTAGGAGAAGCCAAATCCCAATTCGGTAACCAGATACCCTGTCGTTTCACAACCCGCTTCTGGTCGGGAAGGACATTACGCCGTTCAATCAGGTTCACTTCAGCCAGCTTTCCCGTTTTGGGATCGATAAAAGGCATTATCTCAATCAATGTATAACCATATAATTTGGCCTCTACGATTCCCCGGATAATCTTATCAAACTGGCTGCCCTGAATCTTCTGGGTCTCTGTCACGTCTTTAATGTATTTCCCTTTCTCGTTCACACGGGCCAACATGTAACGGTCACCTAAGATCTGGCTTTCCAGCGTTTCAATCACCGCGCGTATATGTGCATCCTGTTGCAGGCAGGCTTCATACAAATCAATCAGACCGGAACGGTCGTCCAGAATACAACCCAGAGCGACATCCGAACGGGCGGATTTGTAACGGTTGTTGCGTTCGATTTCCCGAACATATTCCTGAATGATCTTCTTGCCGGTCCGAAAAATACTCTCTAAAAGTTCGTGGTTGAATGAATTTTCACTTGTTGCTGCCTTCATTTTCGATTCTTTTCAGAAAGAGTAGCCACATAAAGAAAAATAGGTTGTGAGCACCTAAAAAAATATATAGAAAGATAAATGGTTTCTATTTAATTTTCAGACAAAAAAGTTTCTCCAATATATATATAATTCAGCCGAATAATCCGCATATAAAGCACCGTAAACATCTATGTTTCAACATTTAAACAAGTGAAAAAACTTTCACTTTGTCGTTACTTTATAGCTCTTAATTAAACAGAAAAACATATATTTGCGCACTAAATTTATAAACAGCTAACATGTGAAATGGAAAAAAGAAGAAATGAAAACTAAAAACCTTTGTCGTCTCGTACGGTTTGGGGAATTTCCGGACCTACTTTTTGGAAAATCACAGAAAAATCAGATGTTGTACTTTAACGCGACACATTATATAAAGAAAAAAGGAAACCCCAAAATTCACAATGTCAAGGATTTCCAAATTAGTTTCCAGCATTGGTTTAGTGCGGTAAAACAAACATACGACATCAAGCAGGAAGATATCATGATTTGTGACGAAGTAACCGGAGATATATTAATTGATGAGTGCCTGGCTCTGCCGTTCCTTGCCTATATCGATCCTGAATTTGGGATATATATCATGGAACGTATATCCGATATGCTGTTGAACGGCATTGTTTGCTCGGATACTTGGCTGTTGCAAGCAGTCAGGCGTAGATTTACAATAGATGAATTAATGTCAAATTTAAAAGAGTGAGAACATGAGAAACAGTGCTTTTAACAGACCGAAAGCCGTCCTGGTTTTCAATGGTTCACAAGTTTTAATTGCCATTGTAAGGTCACTTCACAGCGCGGCGGAAATCACCGGCGGAAATCTACAATCCATTTCGTTTTGTTGTACAGGCAAATATGCCAGCAGCGGGGGATTTTACTACCGGCATATACACCCGGATGTTGAAATCGAACTATCCGATCTGGGCGCGCTCCAACTAAAAATTTATGATGAAATGTGCGGCGTAAAACGGGTGTACTATTCCGCAAAGCAAATGGCACGCAAACGGGTGTTGCTCGAACAAAAAGTAAAAAAACAATCTAAAGAAAACGAAGATGATGAATAAAAGGACAAGTTTTAAAATCATGGACAAGCTCATCAGGGCAGCTTATGACCATGAAGGAAAAATAAGAATCAACCTGGGCGATTTGTGTGAAGCCCTGAAGCGTGAGGAACTCATGCGAAACGGAGATGCTATAAAAATGTGTCCGTCCAGTCTGAAAATAGTTTTCCGTAAAAACGGGAAAGAAGCATGGAGCATCAAACCGGCCGATGTTCACAAACTGTTGAACGCCGTACAGAAGGAGACTACTTTACCCCGTTCATTCATCCGGGAAATTGAAAAATGGGCAAACCGCCTGATTGAGGGAGAAAGAACCGTGGTGCATAAATCAGAGCCCGTGACGTTCCATTATAAGGACAACTTCCCTGTCACCTTTCAGATCATGGGCGACCGTATCATGGCCAATTCCACGCAGATAGCCATGCAATTCGGTAAACTGCCTTCCGAATGGCTGCGTATGGCCGCTACAGAGGCCATCAGACGCGAGATGGAGGAGAATGGTATCACAGGCACATATGACAACCAGATATTCACCACCCGTGGACGGGGACATGGAGCGACCTGGCTGGAAGGACCACTGGCAATAGAGCTGTGCAACTGGCTCTCCCCCAAAAGCGGACTTGCAGAATGGTGCACGGACTGTATAAGAAAACTTGAAACACACGGGGCACCGGTGTCCGTTCCCAAACATCAGGTTACGATTCAGGTCCAGCGCCCGTCTTTGCTTGACGAGCCAACGCCGGACAACATGAAGGATGCGCTTGAAATGATTCTAAAGCTGAAAGGAAGGATTGAGGAAGACGCTCCTAAATTAGCCTTTTACGAAGAATTCATTGAAAACCGTGATTCATTCAAGTCAACCCGCATCGCCGACGAACTCAATATCTCTCCGCACCAGTTACACCAGTTCCTGTTCGAAGAGGGGGTATGCAAATATGAGAACAGACGGTGGGTAGTGTTGCCCCTATACAGAGCATGGCAGTGCGATGTCCCTTATGCCTGGACCAGCAGCCTGGGAAAAACATACATATTCGGGTCATCAAAACGCTGGACACAAATCGGACGTGAATGCATCATCGACTTGTGGAAACAAAAACACCCGGAATCCTAAACTGAAAAAAATGGAGACCGCATTTGAAAGAATAATCCGGAGAACCGGAAGAAAACCGGTACAATGCAAATGCCGGAAATGCAAAGAACAGTGTAAAACACCATGCCTGGGAACTCCGGACGATATACTCCGGCTGATCCGGGCCGGGTATAAGGATAAATTGGCCAGCACAGCATGGTGTGTGGGCATGGCGCTGGGACGGATTAATTTTCCCGTGCCGATGGTACAAGCGATACAAACAGCGTCAGGATGTGTTTTCTACAAGAACGGACTGTGTGAATTGCATGATGCCAGACTTAAACCGACTGAAGGCAAACTGTCACATCATTCCATCAGACAGGAAAACTACAAGTTCAATAAATCACTGTCGTGGAATGTTGCCAAGGAATGGCTGGACGAGAAGAACCGGGAAACGATCAGAACTGTTTTCCGGGAAATCGGCAGATAAACGAAAACCGGAAGGCGGGACAAAATATCGAACAGCCAGGATATGAATTCCTGCTTCCGGTTCTCTTATTAATTCAACCCGATTCAAACCAATAGCCGCTCATTATTCTATTCTTTATTCAAACCAAGGAATAAAAAAGAAAAGCTTATGGAATTAAAAAGAAGAATGACGGTTGAGGAAATGGTACAGCACATGAATGAACATTCCTGCAAAATCCCCAACCGGGTAACTGTAGGACGTTATGCCCGGCAACTCGGCTATAAAGTCTACAAACCGATGATCAACCGGAAAATTTGTCTGTTCTATGTCAACGAGCAAATGCTGCCAGAATCATCAGACAAACTTTAAAATCACAGAGGAGGTGCCGTTGCATCTCCTTTTTTTAACTGCAAAAAAAAGATATGACCGATAAACTGCAAAAATCACCCCAACCCTCATTTGTAAAATATTACCCCAGCCTTTCCTGTATGTTCGATGCGAGCGAGGTTGTCTTCATTCTACATATGGTGGACATCGCATACCTTCGCTCAAAAGGTTTCAATACGGTCTGGAGCAAAGGATATCTCATGAAAAGAATGAACATCCGGCTCAGAATATTCGACCGGTGCGTAAAACGCATGACAGGATTGGGATTGCTCAACCGTTTACCCCAGGATGGCATGTACGATTATCTCTGGAACATGACACTCTACAACCGGCTGCTCCGGATCATGACAGCCACCCGCGACACCAACCGGATCAAGGAGTTTTGCAGGAAAGCATTTGTTGAACAGAAAAGAAGTATCCAATCAATATCGGAAGATGAAATTGAAGCACTGGGAAATGAAATGTATTGATCGGGTGCTGTTTTGTGTTTTACCCCTATACAAAAGTGCATAGGGGTATGCACAAAAATACATATATAAGAAGATAAGTAGTATAAGAAGATAAGATATATATTCTTTTTCTTTAAAAGAAAAAGAACCAAAAAGAACTTAGAAATATAAGCAGACGGCAAGCCGTCTGGAAAAATTTCAAATCAGCAAGAAACAAACAGACATCCTCTTAATCCCCAGTCCTAAAACAAAATAAACAAAACATCTTTTGTTCCTTATAACAAAAATCACATCACACCTTTGGGGATGCTTGCCTGTAGCTTGCGTCGGAAACGTTCCGCACAATCCTCACGGGTGAAATAGTTTCCCGCCTTCCACCGCTTGGTGTCCCGTATACGGTAATTATCCACACCGGATACAACTTCAAACGCATCATTCAGGTAATAATAGGTTCCGCCCGTTACAACACGGATTCGGACATAATCAATTGTTTTCAGATGTCCGTTCCATGCCACTCCACACTCTTTCAGTTCTTCCGAGAATATCCTGCGCTCATAAGTGCTGATAGGCTCTATCTGGAAATCCTCCACCGGTCCGATAACCTCATGCTTTGAATATCTGGCCGGTTCATTTTCCATTTTCACGCAATACATGACAAGCTGACCGTCCCGGTCCACTTCCTTAAATACCCCCATCCCTAATTTCTGCCCCAAAAGACTCAACCTGACTTGCTGGTTATCCCTCAGAGCATAATCAAGTTTAAAAACGGCATGTTTGCGACGGTTCCAGCCAAGTTTCAAATCATTCAATTTGTGTTGCAACTTTAGCTTCTCCTCCTTTGTCGCTTCGCGACAATCACCCCGTTCCACACTTACCGGTTCCTGTAGCAAACGCCCTTCCCTTCCAAGAGAAACACTCAAGGAAATCGTTCGGTAACTTGCAGTTTCAATAATACCGATTCTGCCATCCCGTGGATCACATACAACCATGCCACGATAGAAGGTGTCCTCCAACCATTCCTTAAACTCTTCCAATCCTATTTCCGGCAAATCCCGGTCCTCCATGTTTTTATTAAAATCCACCTGGATTCCAAGTACACTTTTGCAATAACCCATCACTGCCATTCCGTGTATCTCCTCCTTCGCCCTTACAGTCTTTAAAAAAGCGATAATTTGACTTTTCGTTTTCACAATTATATATAGAGTTTTTTCTTCTGGCAA